AACTAAAACAATATGTTTGTGAAGATTTAGAAAGTATAATATATTCTATAATTGTAGAATATAAATCATTCGGATTATTTGATGTATTTGCTGTATGAACTGCTTTACTATCTATAAAATAAAATCCAAATAATTTATTTAATTTTTGTTTTAATGAATAATTATTACTTATTACAATTGTATTCTTATTTAATTGAAGATTTTTTATTTTTGATAATAAATAACCGTCATTAAATTCGCAATCAAAACTATCATCATTACAACGAATATGTAGAGCGTTATAATTTGTTAAAGTAAATAAATTTTTTAGTTCATCATAATAAAATTGTTTAAATATAAAACATGAATTTATATAATTTTGTATATCCGATGTTACAATATTAATATTATAATTAAGATTTGTCGTAATATATAATTTTGTATTTTTTGATTTTTTAAATTTATTAATTAATAATAACAGTTTGAATTTATCAGAATAATCAGTATCACTACAATAAAAATAATGTTTTTGGTTATTTATATTATGTGTTTTATTGTCATTTTCTATACAGTTAGAAATATTATGTTTTGATACATCCAATTCTAAATTGATATTAAAAAATTTTGCGCATTGTGCTAGAAAAATAGAACCTCTTAAATAATCACCTAATCCATAAGAATAATCTAATACATGTATTATCGTTTTTTTAGAATTTATATTACTATTTAGATTATTGTAAAAATTAACGTTATGATTTAGATTAACAAATTTTTTATTATTATTGTCATCTAAAATAGGTTGAGAAATTATGAGTGGTAATATTTGAGATATTATTTTTCGCAGTCTTAATTTTCGTTGTCTTATTTTTATTTGCATTACGTTTCGTTGTAGTATTTTTCGTTGTAGTATTTTTTGTTTATTTAAATGAGGTTGTTTATTTAAATTAAATATATTGTTCATATAATATATATATATTATAATATCATAAAATTGAATTAGTTTAAACAATTTTTTACAATTATAAAAAGAGTCATGTTATCGTCTAACGAAATGAATTTGGCAAATAAATATCAACAAAAAACAGATAAACAACATATATTAGATAATCCAGATACATATATTGGTTCAGTAGAAATTGTGGATTCTAACTTGTATATTTTCTCTACGTGTGAAGATTCTAAAACAAATATTGTAGAGAAACAGATACAATATATCCCAGCGCTATTTAAACTTTTCGATGAAGGAATTGTGAATTGTAGGGATCACGCAATAAGAATGGAAAAATCAATTAAAGAAGGTCAAGAAAATGGTATACCCGTAACAAATATTGATGTTTCTATTCAAGAAGATACAATTACAATGTTTAATGATGGAAATGGGATTGATATTGCGATTCATCCAGGAACTCAAGTATGGATTCCTGAAATGATTTTTGGACACTTGAGAACGTCTACAAATTATGATAAATCAGAAAAGAAAATAGTTGGAGGGAAAAATGGGTTTGGATTTAAATTGGTATTAATATGGTCTACGTATGGTATGGTAGAAACAGTAGACCATATCAGAGGTCTAAAATATGTTCAAGAATTTAAAGATAATTTGAATACAATTTGTCCTCCGACCATTACGAAATGTAAATCAAAACCATACACAAAAATCACATTTCGACCTGATTATAGTAGATTAGGAATCACGGGATTAACTGAAGATATGTTGAATTTGTTAAAGAGAAGAGTATATGATATAGCAGCAGTGACCGAAAAAAATATTAAAGTGAAATATAATTCTCAATTAGTTCCCGTAAAAAATTTTATTCAATACATTGATTTATATATTGGTACAAAAGAGGAATCGCAAAGAGTGTATGAAACAAATGGTGAGAGGTGGGAATATGCTGTAGCATTATCTTCTACACACGAATTTATTCAAGTAAGTTTTGTAAATGGAATTCATACATCAAAAGGTGGAAAACATGTGGAATATATATTGGGTCAAATAACAAGAAAATTGGTTGAATTTATAGAGAAAAAGAAAAAGATAAAGGTGAATATGACGAGTATAAAAGAGCAATTGATTTTATTTATTCGTTGTGACATAGAAAATCCATCATTTGATAGTCAAACAAAAGATTATATGAATACACCTTCGAATAAGTTTGGTTCAACGTGTATTGTAACAGACAAGTTTATAGAGAAAGTAGCGAAAATGGGGATTATGGATGCTGCGTGTGCAATCACAGAAATAAAAGAAAATAAAGCGGTTAAAAAAATGGATGGTCATAAGACGAAAAATGTGAGAGGAATACCCAAGTTAGTGGATGCGAATTGGGCGGGAACAGAAAAATCGAGTCAGACAATGATTATTTTATGCGAAGGTGATTCAGCAAAAGCTGGAATTGTTTCTGGTTTATCTTCAGAGGACAGGAATATAGTGGGTGTTTATCCTATGAAAGGAAAAATAATGAATGTTCGAGGAGAAACGAAAAAGAAGATTGTGGATAATAAAGAGATTTCTGATATAAAAAAAATCTTAGGATTGGAGATGGATAGAGAATATCTGAATATGGAAGATATACACAAAAATTTAAGATATAGTAAAGTTATATTTATGTGTGATGCTGATTTGGATGGAAATCATATCAAAGGGTTGGGAATTAATTTATTTCAATCGATATGGCCGTCCTTGACAAAAATACCTGGATTTGTTTCATTTATGAATACACCTATTCTCAAGGCAAAAAAAGGCGAAAAGGAATTGGCATTTTATAATGAAGGAGAATATGAATTATGGAAAAGCGAACAATCAGTAGCTACATTGAATCAATGGAAAATTAAATATTACAAAGGTCTAGGAACGAGTACTGGAAAAGAATTTCGTGAATATTTTAAAGAGAAAAAAATCGTTGGATTTGAGATGGGGGATGAATCAGAAGATACGATAGATAAAATATTTAATAAAAAGCGTGCCGATGATAGAAAAGAATGGTTAAGAAATTATGATAGGAAATCGTATTTGAATACATCAAATTCTTCAATAAAATATGAAGAATTTATTAATAAAGAATTAATACATTTTTCAAAATATGATTGTGATAGAAGTATTCCAAACATAATGGATGGATTAAAGATAAGTTTAAGAAAAATATTATTTTCAGCATTTAAAAAGAATTTAACTACGGAAATAAAAGTAGCTCAATTTTCGGGGTATATATCGGAACAATCGTGTTATCATCACGGTGAAGCATCATTAAATGCGGCGATTGTAGGAATGGCACAAAATTTTGTTGGTTCTAATAATATTAATTTGTTTATGCCCAATGGTCAAATGGGAACAAGATTAATGGGAGGTCAAGATTCTGCTTCAGAAAGATATATTTATACACAATTAAGTAGAATCACAAGACATATCTTTTCATTAAAGGATGATAATATATTACAATATTTGGATGATGATGGTTCGCAAGTTGAACCCATTTATTATGCTCCTATTATTCCGATGGTATTAGTGAATGGTTCTAAAGGTATAGGAACAGGTTTTAGTACAAATATATTGTGTTATAATCCATTAGATATTATTCTCTACTTGAAGAATAAATTATTAAAAAATCCATTGAATACTCAATTTATTCCTTATTATGATGGTTTTCAAGGAACCATTGTTCCAGTAAATGAAGACCATTTTATAGTTAAAGGGAAATATGAAATAATAGGCCAAGATAAGATTCGTGTTACAGAATTACCGGTGGGTTATTGGACAAATGATTTTAAAGAATACTTGGAAGAATTATCGGATGGTGTTGATTCAAAAACGGGTAAAAAAATAATTCCGATAGTAAAGGACTATGATGATATGAGTAAGGATACTACGATTGATTTTACGATAACGTTACAAAAAGGAAAATTAGAAGAATTAGGAGAAGAGGGAATATATAAACAATTCAAATTGATTTCTTCATTATCGACAACAAATATGCATTTATTTGATGCGGAAGATAAATTAAAGAAATATTCATCGATTGTAGAGATTATTGATGATTATTTCTTAAAGAGATTAGAAATGTATGTAACGAGGAAACAATGTTTAATAGAACACGTAGAAAAAGAGTTATTATTGTTAAAAAATAAGGTTAAATATATTGAAGAAATATTAGATGGGACGATTGATTTGAGGAGAAAGAGTATTGAAGAAATAAATAAAATGTTGAGTGATAAAAAATATGAAATAATAAATGAAGATTATAAATATTTAATTAAAATGCAAATGGATTGTGTTACGGAAGAAAATGTGAAGAAAATAGAGAAGGAGTATAAAACGAAGAATGATGAATTAACTTTATTGATAAATACATCTTCAGAAGAGATGTGGTTATCAGAACTAAGTACTTTAGAAGAAGAATATGTAATGTTTAGAGAAGAAAAAGATAGAATGTTTTCTTCTAAAGAAATTCCTAAAAAGAAAACTAAAAAGGTAAAAAAAATGTTGGAACTTTAATTTTATTTAAGAGAACTGACACACATAGAATACAATAAGCGGTAAGTAATGTAACTGAAAAAATAATTAATGATTAATGCAAAAGCATTAACAAAGAGTAAATAGTTTGGTTTTTTTAACGTAAATAAATAAAAAAATCCAATTACAGAAAATAGTAAAACGATTAATGCAATGACACATAAAATATAAAAATAGATACAGTATTGTTTAGGTAGAGTTCCTAAAAATTTATTAGAAAGGTTCGATGTCATCATATTATATATATTATGTATATAATATAATTTTAAAAAATGGCTAAACTCATCTTTAGAGATATGGGTTTTTGGAATTAGTACTTTAGAAAAAGGTATGTATTATTTATAGAGAAAAAGATAGAATGTTTTCTTCTAAAGAAATTCCTAAAAATTAAATAAGTCAACGTTTATTTAAGAGAACTGACACACATAGAATATAATAAGCGGTAAGTAATGTAACTGAAAAAATAATTAATGATTACTGCTAATGCGCTAACAATCATTAAATAATCTACATTTTTTACCGTAAATAAATAAAAAAATCCAAATACAGAAAATAGTAAAACGATTAATGCAATGACACATAAAATATAAAAATAGATACAGTATTGTTTAGAGAGAGTTCCTAAAAAATTATTAGAAATGTTTGATGTCATCATATTATATATATTATGTCTATAATATAATTTTAAAAATGGCTAAACCCAATTATGAAGAATTAATTGTTTGTCATTATTATTTGCTAAAATAGGCGGTGGTATAGGGGTATACATAGTAGAGACATCGACTAAATATTTTTTATATCCTCTTGCTTCACTATAAACTTGTGGGATACAATAATCCAATACAATTTTATTTAATTGTTGTATTTGTTGTGTTATATGTGTAGGTTGATTTGCTGCGTGTTGTAAATAAATAGACCTCATTATAATTTTTAACGTATCTTCGTCTTGATTAGAAATGACAAATTGTCCATTTGATTTATTATATACGCCTTCTCTAATTGCGCTTTGAATATAACAAATATTCTTATATGAAAAGAATGTATCGGACAAAGATGTATTATTCCATAATCCTTCTGTAGGATTACGAAAAGTAGTACATTGATTTACTGGTATTTTATCATACATTTGAAAACGGTCGAATGAATTAGGAGGGTTACACGTTAAAATATTAATTCTTCCATTTGTTATTTTTGAATAATTTTGATTCATTAAATTATAACAATAAAAAAATATGTATATTTTATACAAATGGTTGCGAGTTTTCAGAAAACAACAATGAAGATTGCTGGAATTGTTTTATTGGTATGTATAATAGTTTTAGCACTTATATTATATTTTCCGAGTAATGCTCAAGTATGGCCACCTGTGATTCCAAATTGCCCAGATTATTTTATAGATTCGACTGGGACAGGTTCCAAATGTTTAAATCCAAAAAATATAGGTAATGTTAATAACACTCAAATTCCGGATTTTAGCGTTTCACCTTATATTGGTACGAATGGAAATTGTCAAAAATATAATTGGGCGTCATCACATAATATTACATGGGATGGGATTACTTATGGTGTACAAAATCCGTGCGAAGCATTAAATAACTAATGAAGAGATTACATAATACGTTTATAATGAAAATTATATAAAAAAACGATTATTAAATTAGAATGGAAAAATTAGAATTAAATAAATTATTAAATAGAATAAATGAAGAACGTAGTTTAAAAGAATATTTGAAAAATTTCGAATTAAATAAAAACGATTTAACAGCAAAAAATAATATTTATTTATATGGTGGTTCAGGCACAGGTAAAACCACATTTGTGATGAATATTTTAAAAGAATTAAATTATGACATAGTTAAATATGATGCGGGTGATGTAAGAAATAAGAGCATTATTGATAATATAACAAAACATAATATGTCAGATAAAAATATTATGAGTTTATTTAATAAAAAGGCAAAAAAGATTGCAATTGTAATGGATGAGATAGATGGAATGAATAATGGTGATAAAGGAGGAATTAATTCTTTAATAAAAATAGTAAGACCAAAGAAAACGAAAAAACAAAAGTTAGAAGAAAATACAATGAATCCAATTATATGTATTGGTAATTATCATATTGATAAAAAAATAAAAGAATTAATGAAAGTGTGTAATGTGATAGAATTAAAACCTCCATCATATAATCAAATGAATGAAATTATTTCTCTATTGATGCCTAATGTAGAGAAAATTATAAAAGAAAATATAAGTTATTTTGTTCAAAGTGATTTGAAAAAATTAGTAAATATGTGTGAAATATACAATCATAATCCAACGATATTAAAAAGTGAAATATTTAATAATATTTTTGAAAAGAAATCGGTAAACGACGATACCAAAAATATTACGAATAAATTATTTAATAATAATTATGATATAATAGAACATAATTATATTATAAATGACACAGATAGAACGATCATAGGATTATTATGGCACGAAAATGTAATAGATTATATTTCAAAAGAAGATAATAAAAAGGTAATTCCATTTTATTTAAAAGTTTTAGACAACATGTGTTTTTCTGATTATATAGATAGAATTACTTTTCAAAAACAAATATGGCAGTTTAATGAAATGACATCTTTAATAAAGACATTTTATAATAATAAAATTTTTCATGAACATTTTCAAATAAAACCAAAAGTATCTGAAATAAGATTTACAAAAGTATTAACCAAATATTCAACAGAATATAATAATTATATTTTTATACAAAATTTGTGTCAATTATTAAATATGGATCAAAAAGATTTGTATACTTTTTTTTTAAATTTAAAAGAAAAGTATCAAGAAAATTATATTTATTCTCTCTTTGAGAATTATGAAATCAATAAATTAGATATCAATCGTTTTTTTAGATTTTTGGATAAATATACTTTAGAAAACGCAATTGGCATTTCTGAGAAAAATATTATTGAAGAAGAATCATTTGAGGACGAGTCACCAGAAGAAATTTTTGATTAACACAAATCCGTATATTTATCTCGAAGATTTATTTCTTTTTTGAAAATATTTAATAGAGAAATTTTTTCATTTGTATTTATATTATTATCCAAAAGATACTTTAACAATTTATACATTGTCTGATATTTTTGTAGTTTGATTAAATCTATTATATATTGATTATTTTCTTCTTCGATTTTGATTTCTTTATGAAGTTTTCTTTCGTCATCAGTCATTTCCAAATCATATTCACTTCCATATTCTTTATCAAAAAGAATTGTTTTATATAAAAACCTATTATTCATATTGAATCCATATACACACGACAATGAAATAATAAATAATATTTTAAACAACATTATTTATTATTAATGATTAAATATTTATATTGTTATCATTAATGAATAACAACATTTGAACCCATATGCTCAACCACAGTGAGTTCTGGAAGTTCTTCTTTATAAATAAAATTAAATTTATACGTTAACATTTGACGTTTTTTCTTTTCATACCAATTATTTTTATCTTCTTGACTAACACGAATCCCGTGATGCCTTTCAAATTGTTCGGGAGTATTGTAAAATAATACAATTGGTTCTCGTGCCTTTTTATTTTCACCCGTACACACAACTACTTTATAATATAAATCTTCATCAAAAGAACCAACTTTGTGAAAAATATTCTTTTTTGTAGTTGTTGGTTTAAAATTGTTTCCAATCAATACATATTGATTCGCTCTTTCAGAATAACCATAAATATATTCAGTTCCAAATTGTGCATTCTTTATAACATTTCCTTGTTGTCCAGAAGTATAACATTTTATTTTATAATGAATCTGCTTCTCATTGTCTCTATCATATTTATGTCTTGACAAAAAATGTATATTCTTATTGTCAATAAGAATATCCTTTACTTTTCTTGTTTCTTGATCCTTTACAGAAGAAGTTTCTGAGTAATAATCATCACCAATAAAATATTCAGCCATTTGAGTTGTTATTATAATCTTGTATTATATTATAGTTTTAAATTATTTTCTAATACACATATTCTATTTTTTAACTCGATATTATCTTTCATTAAAATATTTATTAATTGTTTATGTTCTATTATTATTTTCTCTACTTGTTTATTTATAATATTTATTTGTTGAACATTTTGAATAAGTTGTTGTTGGATTAATTGATTTTTTTTATAAGTAATTTCTTTGATTTGATTTAATACTTCTGGTTTATTCTCTACTTTTCCAAAATCATAATTGGATAAAATATTATCTATATCTTTCATAAAAAAATCTTTAATCGATTGGTCTTGAATAAAATGATCTATTGTTTTATCAGATATTTTCATAAATTGATTCTCTTGTTGATTTAATAACTCTTTTTTATCAAACGTATTATGGATATGAGAAAATACTAATATTGTTTTTAACGAGTCTAATTGTATCATTGGAATCGTATAATTTTTTAAAAAATGTTTTTCTTCAGCTAAAGCAGCATTATCTTCAAATGATGTTTGGGTTAATAATTCTCTACGAAAGGCAAATGTTGCTGCCGTAGCATGATTTTGACCATATGGTCCGAATTGATACATTTTATTTATGTGTTTAAAATAAATATACATTTCACTTGATCCAGCAATCATATAAGAAGGATTATTTTTTAATGTATCTACAGCGTGTTGTACTCGTTCTGGAGGATAATAATCATCATCATCCATATATATTATATATTGACCCAATGCTTTTTCATGCATCAAATTCCTCTTTTTACCCAAACTCATTCTTGTATCATATTTAAAATACTTTACTTGAGGAATATGTTTTACCAAATCTTCAATTTTATCTGTTCCATCATCTATAATAATCCATTCCATTTTATTTATTGGATATGTCTGAGAAAGAAAACATTTAATAATCATATTGTAAAACGGACGACGATTAAAAGTAGGAGTACAAATACTTACTTCTGGATTTATTTTTTTATTTTTATTTTTTACCATTGATTAATATCAATCATTTATTTAAATTTATTTAAATTTTATTATTATTTTTTAAAAAGATATCGTTTTATTAGAGCAATTACAAAACCACCTATAGAATAGGAACCATAGTTATACGAGTCTAATAAAGTTGTACTATCGCCAAACTTAGCACTACAATTATATGTTATTCTATTTGATTTTGAATATTTTTCATAATTTTCTTTTGTAATTTCAATCATATTACTATTTTTTAATGCTTCTTCTTTAAAAGCATTGATTGCATAAGAAGATAAAAATCCATTTTTTTTAGTGTCTTCATGTATTAATGTATTATTAAAATAACTAAAAATTAGTAATATTATTAAAAAAAGAAAAATAGATCCTAATGAACCACCTCCTATCGAAACTACTTTACAAGTAAATAAATCATATATAAAAACTAACAATAATAGCAATAAAATATATGATTGTTTATATTTTAATCCTCGAATACAACTAATAAAAGAATATTTTTTCGATGGTTCATTTATAATATCTGCTTTGAAAAATAAAGGTAATATTAAAATAAAAATCATAATGAAAATAGAAATACTTTGAACAGTAATACACAATCCTGCTAATAATAACGGCATTTGAATTATTAGTAATATAATAATTATAATTGCTCCAATATACATAAATATTTTTATCATGTAAAAAGCCATATCAACTTTATCAGCCGCTTTTGAATAAGATTTTGCAATATAAATAATATATGATACTACAATATAAATATAATATAGAGTAAAACAAGAAATAAATAAATAAGATACAATTTTAAAAATATTATAAATTAAACTAAAAAATGTAGGTAGTGGTAATGCTAACATTAATAATGAAGGTAAAAACAATAAAAAAATTTCAAAAAAAGAATAAGGAATACATAACCAATATGTAAAAAAATTAATAATAAAACCAAATACAAGATCATATAATACAATAGCCAATACAAGTAATCTACGAAATGTATCTAATGGAAAATTTATAAATATCATATACAAAATACTTGAGACATAAGTAAGTATATTTGGGCCATCTTTATTTTTAGCATAGTTCCATTTTGTTATAACTTGGTCACTTAATGATGGTACTGGATCCATTTCAGTATATTGAATCCAATTTTGCATTTGTATCCATTTATTTACCATTTCATATGAAGATGACAACATTGGTATAACGTTCTTATCATAACTAAATTTAATTAATTTTCCATATGTTATTTTACATACAGAGTCACCTTCATTCGGAGTTTTATCATCTTCTGGATTACCATCTTCTGTTTTATCAGAAGAAAATTTAAATGTATCCTTTATACATTGTTGTAAACTAACGTAAAATGAAATATCATCTGTTATTATTGTATTATCGTCATCTGGTGTAGGATCAGCCTTAACTGCTTGATTTATAGTATTGCCGTCATAAGATTGACTCGCATTACTTATAAACGGTTTATTAAATGGAGAACAATAACCACTTGTTGTAAAATTAAGCACGCCACTTAAAATTCCAGATCGTCCTATTTTTAAACTATAAATTAAAGGAACCCCTATGAATATAATTCCGCAAATAATTTGTAAGACGTGATAAGTATATACTTCGTAAAATGATAATACTTGTTCAGATGATTGTTTTTTTTTTGAATCAACTAAATCACTATCATTTGCTTCATCTTGCATTATAATTTTAAAGAATATATTATAATTATATATTTTCCTTTTGAAGTATAAAATATTATAATTATATATGAATTATAAAAATGCAGAAAAAATAATATTAGTGCTTTTATTTTTATTGATTTTATTGAATTCTTATTCTCTAAAAGAAGGATATGGTAATTATAGTGATACAGTTGATTTACCAATTAATACTAAATATTCTTGTAAAAATATGTGTGGTCCTCAAGCCATATGTAGTTTAACTGGAGAACAATGTACTTCTGATATAGATTGTTACGGATGCCAACCTAAAAAACAAAATAAAAATAAAAAATCTAAAGACGTAACTCCGTACGATGATGCTGGAAAATTAACGGATAATATGACTCCTAATTATTCGATCTTAACAAATGATATTGGCACACAAGCATATTATTTTAAGGATAAGATAAATAGTCCGGCATTATATTACAATAAAGGAATTAATACATGGAGAGAAACGTTTGATGCAGAACAATATTTATATAATAAAAGATATAATCCTTCGATTTATTTTACTCAATTTATACCTAGTTATAAAGCAACACCTACTTTATCCGGAGAATTTATGGTAGTTGGTCCTCTAGCATCCAACGCAACTTTATAATATATTATTATTATATGAGTTGGGCATCCATGTCTTCTTCTCGGCGTCGTCGTTCTTCACCACATCCTTTACCCAAAATAAATATAGCTGAAAAAGAATTAAATAAACAAGATATTGCTGAAATAACACATTTTCTTAAATCATCACCTTATTTTAAAAAAGACTATGAACAAAAAGTAGGTAAGCAATCGTGGATGAATCCTTTAAGAAATTTATTAGAAACAAACAAATTAAATGATACAACAAAGATGAAATTGTTTAATATACTTGACCCAGAAACAACAAGTGTAATGAAGAGACAACTTAATACTTATGGAAAAGTAAAAAGTATTGCTGAATCGAGTATAGATCCATTTAAACACGATAGAGAAATGGAAGAAGAATATAGACGTTTTAAAGGAGATAACCCATTCGGAGGAAAACGAAAAACACGAAGAAATAAAAGGAAATCATTCAGAAAAAGATATTAACATAATATATGATTTCATTTGAAAAAACATTAATTAATATTAAAAAAATACCAGATGTTCCATTATATGCAAATGTTATTTGTATCATCAATAGAGAAGCAAATCCAGATAAAATAAATATTCCACAATTAGTAGGATATTTAAATGAAATAAATATTCCTTCACAAGATAATTATAATGAGGTTATACATACATTGCGTTCAGTAATTTTAGGTAATCAAGCACGAATGTGTAGATTTTTAGGAGGAATAGAGAAAAAAGATTTCAACACAGATAATTTTATTCTATTAAGTTATATTAATTTTGAAAATAAAAATTATATTAATGGATTCATCAAAGTAAAGAATTGTCCTATGTATCATAATATCATAAAAACAAATTATATTTGCACTGATTTATATTTTAATGGTATAGGAAAATCATTATTGACTTTGTTAAAAAGTATCATTATTAAATTACGTATACCAAAGCTAAGAATTCAATCTGTCAATAGACCTACTACCTTAAATTTTTATACCACTCAAAATTTATATCCAATCAGAGAACAAACAGAAACAAAGTATACGTGGATGGAATGGGATTATACTACTAAAACAGAAAAAGATGATGGATATTTACATAAAATGAAATTTCCTTTTCCAATAGTTCTTGATAAAGAAAAATATATGAAAAATCGTAAGGATGTGGATGATGCTCCGCTTATTCCTTATCGTGTTAATCCCTATGAACGAACGAGGTCGAGTAGTTCAAGAAGAAATAATAGTGTTTTTCGTGATGTAGAATCAGTATAGAAATAATATTTTTGTAAATTATAATTCATTTAGGTATAGTATGAATGCGATTTGTTTAATTACTCGACAACCGAATAAAATTTGGTGTGAGTTTTTAAATAATTTTGAAAAATATAAAATCTTTATAATTATTGATAACAATCAATTTAATCTGACTGATTTTAATTATAAAAATATTAATTTTATTAAAATAGATGAAAAAAAATGTAGAGAAGCAGGGTATATAAATGCAAATACAATTGTCTTTCACAAACCAATAACTGGATGGGATAAAGCTCTCTATTATTTTGGAGTTGAAAATATAAATTATGATTATGTTTGGTTTATAGAAGATGATGTTTTTTTTAATAGTCAAGATACATTGTTGAATATAGATAAAGAATATTTTTGTGAAGATTTATTATCTAATACAATTAATGAATATTTAAATGAAAAAAATAAGTGGTTATGGAATAGAATAAATATAAAGTATCCATTACCTTATTATAATGGAATGATGTGTATAGTAAGGTTTTCAAAAAAAATGTTAGAATGTATTAATAAATATGCGTTAGAACATAAAACAATATTTTTTTTAGAAGCGTTATTTCCAACGATATGTAATAAAAATAATTTAAATGTTAAAAATCCAACTGAATTTAAAGAGGTACATTATAGAAAGGTATTTACTAATAAAGATTATAATGAGACTGTATTATTTCATCCATTAAAAGATATAAATAAACATGTCGAGATAAGAAATTTATTAACAAATAATTAATAATTATATTTAATAATATAATTATTAACTGGCATATAATAATCCACAATTTCCTCCAATAAAATTGACCACATTATATCTTTCTTCGAAAATAACCATATTGTAATAATAATCATATATTCTCCAAGTAGGTTTATTAATACCGACAACATTTCCAGATTGTGGGTCACAAATAACCAAACTTTGTGCGTTTGGATCGATTGGTGGAGTGATAGTAACTGTTTCTAATTCAATATTGGAAAAACGACTCATATTCATTGCTCCGCTTGGTTGTAAATCTAAGTTAGAAGAATTCATACAAAAATTATACACATATAATCCATCTTTTCCCGAACCCGTTGTTCTAGTATATTTCTCTATATAATTATAAATACCTGCGGGTTGTTGATTTTCTCTATAAATACCATCTAACAATATACCCATTGTAATTAATATGTTTTTTGTATTTTCAAAATTATAATTTCCAGTAATCATCCAACCGGTTAAAAACCCATCTGTGTTGACACCCGGTCCGATTTCTACAACTGTATTACTTCGTTCAATAGGAAACGATCCATTTGTTGGTGCTTGTATTAAATCTTGAGGTAAATAGTTATATGGCCAATTCGTATAATTACTCCATTCGTTTCTTAAATTCACATCACTTCTTTGAAAATAAAACATCCAATCTATAATCATTCCAATCGAATCAATAGAAATACGATTGGAACCTGTAATATTATAATATATATCTTCTCTTACTTGTTTGAATAAATATTTTTGTTCTTGTAAGGCAAATATTCGTGATTCTTCATTAGAAAGAAAAGCATATGTACAATTTAAATGAATATCAGCATTCCAAAGAGTTCGAATATCTGTGTATGACATAACACCTAAATCAATATCAGGTGGTGTTTGTAGGAAACGATACATTTGCATATAATATAAATTAAAGTTGGGTGCCACATAAGGAAAATTATTTACAGTATCATAAACATCTCGAATTTGAAATAATTCTTGAATAGGTCTCATTGTAATATTAATATGTAATTCATTATATTGTAGAGAAATAAGAGGAAATGCCATTTGACTTTTCAAATTAAACCAAGCATTTAAAGGTATATATAATATGTTTGCGCGTATACTTGGTTCTGCACCAAGTGAATTTGTTGTATAATAAGAATTGGGATAAGAATTGACTCTAGTACCCGAATTTGCTGGATCATATATTTCTGGAACGTGTCCGATCATTTTAAAAAATAATTCTTTTTTTTCTGTAGAGAAATCTCTTAAAACAGAATTTAATATATATGCTCCCGAAAATTCTTGTATGGTTTGATTTCCACAAGTAATAGTTACTTTGGAAATCATTTGAGCACCCAAATATTCAATCCATTTAAACTCATAAGGAACCCATTGATTTCCATTTTCTTCGGTTGGTGGAACAATAATGCTCCAAATATTAGGTAGTTCGACAGATAAATAACAATCCATTAATAAATCAGCATATCTTGGTATTTTAAATGTAAAATTGGATTCTTCAGTTAATCTTAATGTTTTAGATCCATCAAAATCGACTCTAAACTTTTGTAAGCCGAAATTGGTATATTTAGAATAGGTTGATTTGAAAAATGTTTTAGATGGATTACCATTTAAAATAATATTTTGTTGTCCTTCACTTACTAATTGCATTAACCCTCCGGGCATATCTAATATATAATATACTTTTTATTTAACTTTATTGTGAATAAAAGAATAAAATAATCAATTATATTAATAATATGAATAAAATATTGATAATCACAATTATAATTATAGTTATTATTTTATTTATATGTTTTGGTATAAAATCACCAAATAAAGAATCGTTTAGTTTATTTTCATCTAGCACTGCAAAAAAAGAACCAAACAGAAAAATAAGTTCAATGACATTAAATAATACATCGACTGATGATGATTCTGGAGAATCTACTACTCAAGGATCATCTGATGACGATCCAAGTGGAACAGGAATTACTGGAACGTATGCAATGAGAGATTATTATATTTTTTCATCGTATAATTCGTGTAATAATAACACTACAACATCAAATAATAAAGTAGATACTCAATCATTAAAAAATGTAATTTCTCAAGGTGTAAGATTATTGGATTTTGAAGTATATTCATTAAATAATGATCCTATTGTTGCAACGTCAAGTATACCTAATAATTATTTTATAAAAGAATCGAATAGTTCTGTTCCATTTAGAAATGTATTTGATACGATTATAAACACTGCTTTTAATATATCTACAGCACCTAATCCTACAGACCCATTATTTATCCATTTAAGAATACAAAGTACGAATCAAAAAATGTTTTCTAACTTGGCGTTAATATTTAAAAACTATGAAAATAGTGGTTATATATTAGGACCACAGTATAGTTTTGAATATCAAGAATGTAAAGATAGTACAAATAATGATTTAAAATGTTCAATAAGAAATATTACTTCTCTACCATTAAATAAATTTAAGAGCAAAATTATTCTAATTATAGATAAACAAAATACAAATGTATTAGATAATAAAGATTTAATGGAATTTTGTAATTTAATGTCAAATTCAATTAATTGTAGATTAATAACAAACTATGAAATGAAAAATTCTCCAGATCAAAATGAATTAATAGAATTTAATAAAAGAAGTGTGTGTATTGTTACGCCGGATATAGGAGCAAAACCAGATAATCCAAATATTTCAACGGCAAATTTATTAGGGATTCAATTTACAGCAATTAATTTTTCAAATGAAGATAGTTTATATACAAAAACAATGAATTTATTTAATGATAATGGAAGTGCTTTTATATTAAAACCCGAAAATTTACGTTATGTACCATTGTATATTCCAGTTCCAAATGATCCACCACCTGGATATTCGTTTGCTCCTAGAAACTTGGAAGGTAGATATTTTAATTTTCAGATATAATTGGAATAAAATATATTTTTATTATATGGAATCGTTCAAATGTGAAAAAGGAGTAACATTAGAAGAATGTGAATTAGCTATAATACGTATGGCAGTAGACAAGGCAGAAGAAATAGAAGGAAAAGCAATTGTGAATTCACCAGAAGTAAAAGCGATTATTACTATTGTAGAAGATTTTTTAAAAAAGAAAAAATTAATTGCTTATGGTGGAACAGCGATTAATTCAATTCTTCCGATAGAAGATCAATTCTACAATAAAAATACAGAAATACCAGATTATGATTTTTTTTCTCCGAATGCTTACCAAGATGCAAAAGATTTAGCTGATATTTATTTTAACAAAGGATTTCAAGAAGTAGAGGCAAAAAATGGAGTACACGAAGGAACATATAAAGTTTTTGTAAATTTTATACCAGTAGCTGATATAACTTTTTTAAATAAAAGTATATTTCAAGCATTAAAAAAAGATGCGATTTGTAAAGAAGGAATATTATATGCCCCGCCTAATTTTTTAAGAATGTCCATGTATTTAGAATTATCAAGACCCGCTGGGGATGTGAGTAGATGGGAAAAAGTATTGAAAAGAATCACTTTATTAAATAAAAATTTTCCATTGAATGCAAAAAATTGTTGGAAGATTGATTTTCAAAGAAAGATGGAAAGTAAAGAAAATATAAATATGATTTACAATACAATTAGGGATACATTTATCAAAGAAAAAGTTGTATTTTTTGGTGGATATGCCATTTCTCTATATTCTAAATATATGCCTAGTAAATTGAAACATAAGTTTAAAAAATATCCAGATTTCGATGTATTATCAATAGAGCCTTTAAAAACAGCTGAAGCGATAAAAAAATCATTAAATGATATTGGTATTCAAAATGTTTCTATTGTAAAAAGAGAAAAAATAGGTGAGATTATTTCTCTACATTATGAGATAAAAGTAGAGAAAGATACAGTAGCTTTTATTTATGAACCATTGGCGTGTCATAGTTATAATATAATTAAAATAAATAACCAGTCTATTAAGATTGCCACAATCGATACAATGTTGAGTTTTTATTTGGCGTTTTTATATTCTAATAAAGATTATTATGATATAGATAGAATATTATGTATGTCTCAATATTTGTTCAAAGTCCAACAACATAATCGTCTTGAACAAAAAGGATTATTAAAAAGATTTAGTATAGATTGTTATGGTCATCAAGAAACCTTAGAAGAAATAAGAGCCAAAAAAAATAAATTATTTTTATCTTTAAAGAATAAAAAAAATACAAAAGAATATGAAAAACATTTTATGAGATATCGACCTATCGAACAAAAAATAATATCTAAACCTCATAAATCTCTTTCTAATAACACAAAGAGCTTACATAATAAAACAAAAAATACAGAAAGTAAACCAAGAGTTACAAGAAAAAGAGGAAGAGGTGGATTGTTTATTTAATCAGAGTAGAGAATTTCACCTTCTCTTTCATTTACGTGGATAAATAATGACAATACATAATAAGCGATTCCAAATAGTATACTCATAAATAAATTTCCATAAATATTAATATTTCCATCTTTAAAGAATAAAATAGGAATATATGTTATTAATAATTTTTTAATGTAAGGAAGTTGTAATAAAAAATAAAAAATAGATAATAAAACTGCCATTTGTATTTCATTGTAAGTATTTTCAAATAAATATAAATAATTTTTTGCTTTGTGTAAATTTTCTCTAAAGTTATTTTCTTCGATATCTTCTTCCTCAACAAAATTTGTATTATTTGGAGGAGGAATATATTCTTGTTGAACTTGGTTATCTAATTGTTGAGTTTTATGAGTCGGAATATCTCTAGATTGTAATTGTGTAGCTCCGGTTACACTTGCTTGTTGAATACCCGATACAATTTGATTGATTGTTGTTTGATCTAAAGTTACGCCTGAATTTACTGGATTTAATTTAGTATCTTGACCTGCAATATTATCTGTAACACTGAATTGAATATTTTGATTCGTTGATGGTAAATCAAAGATATTGGTCGTTCCAGAAGCCATTTATATTTATAAATGAATTATAAATATAATTATGACGAATTCGAAGTTATTAACACATCCTTTTTAGTATTATTACATTTTGTTGAAACTAAATTATATTTGTAACATTTACCATCTTGTTTATATATTTTATTCTCTACTTCATTTAAATTAGGAGCGTAAAATATAATACATTCATTATCTTTACATACCTCTCTAAAAATACTAGCTAATCCTAATCCCAATAAAATAGATACAACATATTTTCCAGTATTTGATTTTACAAATTTGGATATATTTATCGTCATATAAATTAAAGTATAAAATATTTTATATATAAAATAAAAATATAATATATGAATTTAACGATATCTATAGATGGAATTGAATTTACTTTACTTCGAAAGACAAATTATGATGATAGATATAAAGAAGTAGTAAATGTAGAGAGTATTATTGTTGAGGATGATGATGAAATACAAAAATATAATTTTTGGGTATATAGGTCTAATAGTGAATTAGGGCTATGGAGATTATGTATTAATTTGCGTGGAAAATTTCATAAAGGCCCCGATTATATTCAATCTACACTTATTCATATAGAATTACAACATTTTATAAATGAGAATATTGATTTGATACCATTTGTTTCTAATAATGGAAAGATAAAATTATGTTCTTATAAAAGCTTAATAACAGATGTTATTGATGACAAAGAAGAACGAGAAATACACGAAGAACCTTTTTTAACATTAGATAACTTAGATAGGAAAACAAGTAGCCCAAGAATTGGTTGTGGTCATATTCCATCAGGATATACAGATAGAGAAATTAATGAATTTTTACATGTTTTTTCTGAAGAATTTGAAGAATTATTTACAATAAAAAATGTAGAAAAGATTATTAGTAATTATGATTTTGTATTTGAGGAATCATTATTTATTAGAGGGATTGTTTTTTGTGTTCATTTATCACGTAAACGCAAACTAAAAAGAAGCAGAACGAATAATATTAAATTATATTTTATGGCTGCTAAATTAGAAAATATAGATACTATGAACCCAAATTATGAATCAGCAAAACAACACATATGTGATAAAACAATTCATGTATTTCCATTTTTATTAATTCCTTCTGATTCAGGAGCCAATCAATACGCTTGTTACACTAGTTATATTCCTTGTGGAATATATATTTGTAAATTATTTGATTATCATACTCTCTCTACTCATTATCAATGTACATTAGAAGAAATCGAATCTAAGAAATGTAATGATTATTATTCTTATATTGGTGAAAGATATGATCATCTATTTCCATTTGAAGAAGCATTAATAACTTATAGAAATAGTTGTATTCAACCAATAAGGGTTACATCGCCAAGGGCATCGCCAAGGGCATCGCCAAGGGCATCGCCAAGGGCATCGAAATCAGATAGTTATTCTGGTGAAGGTATTTTTAAAAGTGTAGATTCAAATCATCGTAGCTCAAGTGGACGTAAATCAGATGAAATGATTACAATTAAATTTTCTGGTGGAAAAACAAAGAAAAAATTACACAAAATAAAAAGCAGAAGAAGTAAACACAAAATATAACCCAACATAATTATAATAAAAATTGAATGTATTTCTTGTTTCTCTACATATGTAAATTACAACAATGGAAGAAACAATTGAAAACAAATATTGTTTTGAATGCGACAAAAGAGTTGGTAAAAAAGAAAAAGGTTTAATCGAAGAAAGGGGAAAATGGATCTATTATACAGAAACTTATAACATTTTGTATCAATCATTTGATGGTGTTTCTATTTATATTTGTTTGGATTGTGAGCCTAATCCAGAAGTATGGAAATGTAAAATATGTAATAAAGAATATGATTTTACAACAGAATTTTGTGATGAGAATAGATTTAGAAAATGTTCAGAATGTATTATTAAAGATTTATTTATTCTAAGATGTGAATGTAATGTATGTAGAGAAATAGTTGAAGCTAACCTCATTATACCAAAATAATATATTTATTAATTTATATGAGTAAAACATCATCTAAAAATTCAAATGATGGTATTATATTAGTTCCACCCCCACCACCATATACAACACCACCATATACAACACCACCACCACCACCATATACAACACCACCCCCACCATATACAACTCCTCCTCCGGCATATACGACTCCACCACCACCATATATACCTCCACCACCCGCATATACGACTCCACCACCACCCGCTTACCAACCAACTATTGATATTCCTATTCCTATGAATCACAGAGAGTCTATTAATATATATGATATGTATGTATTATTTGAAATGATAAATAAAATGATTTATACAAGATGTAAAACAAAAAATATTTTTTTAAAGAAAATCGGATATCATATGTTTTCTCTTGAAATTAAATATAAATATGACGAGACAACGAACAATATAATTTATTTTTCATTGAAAGATAATAATATTTATTTTCAAATTTATAAATATGATTTTTTATTATATTATATATTTTTAAAAATAACTTCTGTTTTAATTAATTATAATACTTATGTATATGTGTATAATAATTCACAAAGTTATATAACTTTATTTACAATAATAAATATTATTTCAAACAATAATTTGTCACCGATATATTCTATTTTAAATAAATCGAATAAACAATATTTTGATTATTTAATAGAAAATAATATAATTTTAAAAAAAAATATATCTGATGGTAATAATATTCATATAACGACATTAACACCAAATGATAGCATAACGTTAGATCCGTCGAATAAATATATTATAGATAATAAGGATGATTTACATATTCTTAAAATATATAAAAAAAATATAATTGAAGCGTATTTAAAAATCAATAAAAATATAAATATTTTTTTTAATACAGAAAATATGAATTTAGATGATTCGATAAAAACACAAATAGAAAGAATGCCTTGTCAATCAAAAAGAAAAAAAATAAAGTTGTCAAAAACACATAAACATAAACCTTTATCATTTGAAACATTTGAAAAAAAACGTAAAAGTTTGGGTTCTATTACAAAAAAAAAGAGATCAAGAAATAATACTTCTCTACGAAATTCTCGTAAGCTTCCTTCATTCAATAATACAAATATAAATATTGGATTATTAGTTGTTACTGTTCATGGGGGTATTAGTATAAAAGAAACAGCAGATAATGTGTTACATCTTCCAGTAGTAAATATTCCAGTTAGAGATACAAAACTATATTATAAATCTATTACTTTACCGGGTTATTATAATTATTTTCTCTCAGAAAAAGAAGACGTTAGACGTTCATTAAATAGTGAAGATAATGATATTGAGTATGTAGGTGATTCGTTATTATCCGATATAGAATCGATTAGTGAAGGACGAATTGGGACTACGATTAATAGACAGTATGAAATTACGCTTGGGCATTATAGAAATATTTTTGAAAGATGTTTTAAGAAAAATCCATTAAGGTTTTACGAAATATTTTATTCTTGTGGAAATAAAATTATAAATAAATTTTTAAGAGGAATAAAAACAAAAACTCCAAACTTACGACCACAAGATAAAAAAATAATTGATTATTCAAAATTAAATAAGACAACAGGACCAGGACCTATTCATACAATATTAGATAAAGTATTAGAATTTGGTGGTAAAATGAAAGAAAATACTAAAATCACATTGATCGTTTTTAATAATTCTTCCAAAGAATTTGAGAGATATAATTTATCCGATGTAAAAGTTCTAACTGAAATTTTTGGTAAAGACCTAAAAACATTAGCACTAATAATGCGAATGAAAATGAAAAGTAAATTTATGTTATCTTCTCTTATTGAAATGGTATTAACTTATAAAAAAGGATTGGATTCATTGTATGTATACGACACAAGTTGTAGTTCGTATGATAGTGAAGTTGCGATGCGTAGAATGAATGATATAAATACATTGATAGATGACTTGCCTTATTTTGTTGGGAAATAATTATTGTTGAATGGGAATAGTAGAGAAAAGTCCATTTTCTGGACAAGGAACTTCTTTCGAAACAAACGAGAAACAATTTTCTGCTGCATCTTTATATTGGATTTTTGATATATTTTGTGGTGTAGGATAAACTATAATTTTTTTATTTTCAGAACCAATCATATAAACGAAAAGTAATCCTATTAAAAAACTAATGATAAATACTTTTAATGAAATAAATTTGAACATAATTATATTGAATGAATATAATTATATTTACGAAAAATAAGTTATTGTAATTCTGTTCTAATATACATAATATTATTTGCTGAATTATTATTATCATTATATTTTAATTTTGCGTTTTTAGTAGCTTTTAATATTTTTTTCATTTTTTCGTTTGTAGTAAATTTTGTTTGTTGTGCAATAAATAATTCGTATTGTTCTCTGAACTTGTATTTATCTTTTTCTTTTACGTTTTCTGGTAAAAAGAAATCATCATCTATTTCTATTTCTTCTGGTCTTATTCTTATAGTTCCTTTTTCTTTATCAGTATACATACCTGTAGTTCCAGCATATTTAGCTAAAGATGCATTTTCAGAAATGATTAATTCTGGATGTCCTTCTATTGGTTCTCTAGAATCTAGAGAAAAAATATTATAAAATTGTGGATTATTCTTTTTGAACTTGGATGCTTGATAATAATGTTCTACTGTTTTCCAAGTTTTTCCATCCAACACAAATTCTCCAATTCCATAATTAGACAAATAATATCTCCAATTTTTTATTTTATTTAATTTATCAAATTTGGGTTCTTGATCGGTTGGTATTTTTTCTCCTTTTGCTTTTCCAGGAAAGGCATCTGTTGTTTTTGTGGTGATGATAAATTCTATTTCATCGTCATATAGATTACCATTTTCTACAATATTTGGAATTTTATCTATTAAAATATAAATTTCATCAACTGCTTCTCCTTCAATGATTTCATCTTCTTCTTCTTTTTCTACTTCTTCTTTCTCTTGTTCTTCTTCTTTCACTACTTCTTCAACTTCTTTTTCTTTCTCTACATCTTCTTTATCCAAATCAATTACTTCATCGTTTATTTGTTCTACTCTTTCTTCAATATTTATTTTTGGTAGAGGGACATAATCTTCATCTTCTGTCTCTGAATATTGTTCCCAAAAAGAAGGTTCAGCAATAGATATTTTGGGTTCTTTTTCTTTTGGAACTTTTGTTTTTATAGACTTTTCAGATTTTTTCTTTAATGTTTTTGCTTTTTTAGGAGAAGAGGATCGTTTCTCATTTGTTACAACATTTATTGGTAATGTAGAGAACTCATTAGAATATATATCATATTCTTTTGGTATTTGAATTAATCGAACTGTTTTTTCTTTTTCGTCATATTCAACAGAAGGATTTACATATTTTAACAACATAATCTCATCTAATAACCCAACATCTTGGCTACTAAATTTAGATAAAAGATCTACATAAATATTTACAGCTTCATCTAAATCTTCGGTATTTTTTTCAGTATTATAATTTAAAATATTTATTTTTATATTTTCTATTTGAGTATACAACTTCGATTCTAATTTTTTTAATTTTTCATAATCACCATTTTTATCTATAATATCTGAATATAATTCCATAAAAACCTTTAATTCTAAAGTATGTTTATCAAAATCAGTCATAATTTTTTCAAACTTATTTGTAGATTCTGGATTGATATATCCGAATAAAATATCATTTTTATATAAAATAATTTTTAATTTTAATTGTTTTATTTGTTGTTTAAGTAGAGAAATTTTTTCATAAAAAGTTTCTATTTTCCCGGTTAAAATTTTTATCTTTTTTGAACAAGAACTTTGAGAATTACATTCAGCAATCAATGTTTTATTTCCATTACTATTGATTGTTTTGAAAATAGTGAATCCATCATTTCCACAAAAAATACATTTTGCTTTCTTATTCATTTCATATTTGGATTTTAATTTATAATAATTATCTATTGCTGATAAAACTGAATCTGATTTATAAATTTTTCCCATTTCATATATATTTTGAATGGTTTCATCTAAATAAGCAATTTCTTCTTCCATATATTTAATTATTTATTATTTAATGATTATAGAGCGAAGATGAAAATATACCATATTTAAATATCTGTCATCATTGGTAATCCTGTAATAAGAGATTCAGACATTTTTAATTTCGCGTCTTGATAATTTTTTATTTTCGATAATATATAATGTTGTTTTTCTTTATTTTTTGCTTCTTTTTCTTTAGGTGTTAGTTTTTTTTTGTATTTTATTATTAATATTAATAAAACAATAATACTTAATCCAATTCCTAAAGAAACATTCACAATTCTATTATGATATTGTTCTTTAAAGGTATGACATTGCTTTAATGTTTCATTTACATAATATTTCATTCCAGGTTCAACTAAGCTCATTGTTTATTATGTTATAATATCAAAATAAATTATCCGTAATATCTATAATATGGCTGATATTTCATCAAATGGACTTATTATTTTGTATATTATAACGGTTTTATTTATTATTGTTATGTATTTTTCCGAAATACATACACCAACAAAGATAAATTATATTGAGTTGGTTGGTTTATTTGTAATTATGATATTAGAATTTTTTATTGGGTTTTCAATTACTAAAAATGTTGGGACTTTATTTTTAGCAGTTTTTGTTACTTGGATAGTTATATTTACACCTACTCTATTAATATATTTGATACCAATGAATGGTTATGTTGATGAATTAAATTCTATTTTTTCTAATGTGATTGGCTATTTATTTGTAGCAAACGAAGCAAGTAATATTTTGTCACAATTAGGGTTAGAAAAAGAAGGTGAAGATGAAGGTGAATCAATTAAAGAATCAAAAAGATTAATTGCTCAAATAAATAATAGTAAAAATATATTTATTAATCAATTAACACCATATAATTTTGATTATTTATGGAATAATTTATTTTCACCTCTATTTAAGGATGATAAAAGAGAAGAAATTAAACAACGATTACTAGAGATAACAAACCAAAAATTTGTCATTGGTAAATGTATATGGTATTTGTATACGTGTATAATTTCAATTACAATAAGTTCATTTTTTATGACTTTATAATGAGATTTATACAGCAATGATAATATAGTATTTAATTACCATATAACATACAATTGCCAATAAAATTGATAATAACCAAATCGGAAGAATTGTCTTCTTTTTATATCCAACGCCAAATTGTCTTAATGTTCCATTTGAATTATAAATAAATAACGGTTTATCATATTGAATAATAAAATAAATGATTAAAAATAAAAGAATACTCATTAATGTTTGATATTTTTTAATAAAAAGTGCTACCATATATTTCTACCAATAAAATAATTATTCATCTCTATCTCTATCATTATATTCTTCTCCTTCATCATACTCATCATATTCGTTCCCATCATTGAAATCATCTTCATCTTCATCACCGTGTTCTAATTCATCCTGATCTACATTTGAATCATCTTGGACTTCGCCTTCTTTTTCTTGTTCTATTAAAATATCTCTTACTAATTCTACTTGTCTCATTCCTTCTTCTGCTTGTTTTGTTTTCTGTAAAACAGTTGTATCTATCACATCATAATCTTTTGTATATTTAAACACCTTATCAGATAACCCTTTCCCCCAAATACCCAAACGATGTGCTTTCATATTATTATCTGCTTTTCTTGCTTCATTTGTCATTTGTTGTAATCTTGTTATCATTTCGCTTTTTTCTATTTCTTTGAATTTAAATTCTTTATCGAATACTTCTCTATATGAGATATCGAGTGTTATTTTATCTTCATTCATCAAATTCATATAATTAATTAATAGATGAATTAATATGATGATAATATTTTGTTTAAAACTTGGATTGGCATCTACAGTTTCTAAAATATCAAAAGTAACTTCTATATAAGTAGAGAAAATTGACAGATAATAAAATGTAAATAATGACAAAGTAGTTTCGTTATCAAACAATCGTTTATTTGATTCAGATAAAATAGGAGTTTGATTCATTAATTCCATAATTAAATTACAAAATTCATTTTCTTGAATTTTATTTAATATTAAAATAATAGTTCCTTGGTTTTCATCATTTATTAATTCATTTAGTGAAATAAATCTTTGATAATATTTGATTGTTTCATTTTTTATAGAAGTCAAATCTTTATCAGAAAGTCCTTGATATTTATTTACAATTCCAATAAATAAAGGTGATTCGATTCCGTTTTTAAGAAAATTGGTAGCTAAAATATTTGGAAATACTTTTGCAATATTATAAGTATAATTTTTGATAAATGTAATTAAATTACAAAAATTAGATGGATATTTTTTCCATTCGAAAATTGTTTTAAAAAAATCATCTATTTTTTTATCTAATCTATTCTTTTTGGATAAAAAATGATAAATATATTTTATCAATTCATTATTTACGTGTGTGATATCATCATTCAATTTATCACGATCTTCTTTTGTAACAGCACTTTTTTTATCTACATTATTTATCCAATGATTTATAAACTGTAATAAATATTTACTTTTTGATAGAGGATGTTCATCCTTTAATGTCTTATTTATATCATCTTCTAATTTATCACGAGGTAATTCTTGTACCGTATCCATATGACTAGGTAAAAGCATTCTCAAATTTTCTAAAGGTTGAATAATTTTTACTTCTGAAATATGAATATGAATAATATTATGATATCCAACACGTTGTAATAATTTTATTAATTCAGCATTTGTATAATTTTTTCCTATTTTTTTAAGTTTCTCTACTTTTTCGTGAATAGAATCATTTAAATCAAAAAGATGAGCATCTGGTTTTCCATCTGTACATTTACATATTGCTTTGAAATCATCTGGAATGGGTTTTAGTTTTTCAAAATTACAATAATTAATAAAAGCCATAAATATTGTATTTTCTGTGAATTGATTACTGATGGGTGGATATTTTAATTTTGTATTTTTATTAATAAATAAAAATGGAGAAAAAGTCATCAATCGAATATCATTCAAACGTAATGAATTTTTATTAATATTTTCTAGATACGTATGTATAATCGGTTTTGCACGAATAAAATAATCTATAAAATTATTTTCTGTTTCCAATGATAAACAACACGAATTTTCCAAATAAACTTGATTCGATAAACTTTTTAATTTTAATTCTTCTGAATCAATGACATCTTGTATTTCTTGTTGAATAAGTAGAGAAAATATAATATTTTTTCCTTCTAAAATATTGATATTATCATATTGGGTTATATCACCTGTTTTTAATTTCCTAATTAAATTTTTTTTGAATTCTTCAGAAACGTCATTGATGTGTGTTTTGATATTTATATTAGTTAGAGGAGGTAAAAATTGTTTCCAATTACTTATTTTATATTTTTTTGGTATAAATTCAATAGTTTTTTCTTCCAATCCATTTGAAATTGCTTCTATTTTGAGTTGTTTTCTTTGTTCGATGAGTGATAGACTATCTTTATTATCCATTATTTTTTCGATTGCTTTATTAATTTCTTTTTCTAATTCATCTAATTTCATACGCGAACCATCGGATTTAATTAAAGAAACCCATGGTTGATCTTTTCTTTTTGTAAAATGATAACCAATTGTAGAAATAAATTTGACAGATTCTCTACTTCCTTCTGGATTGGATGGATAAAAATCGATTGAACAACAGAAATCATTTAAAACAATATTTGGAATGTTGGTTTGTAGAGAAATTAGAAATGTAGAAATAGTAAGATATAATAAATTACGATTGATATAATCATTATATTCTACGATTTTTACATCAGGATTTTTTGCTTTGTTTCTTTTGGCTACTTCTTTATACTTTTTTTCACTTGGAAATGTATTTAATTGTTGATAAACAATATTTGCAATAAAATCATTTTTTGTTTCATTATCTAAATGAATATGATTCAAATAAGAACACAAATCATCAATTGTTTTTATGATTAATTTATATTTTTCATATTTCATATAAGGTCGATCTTTTATCGTCATTTCATTTAATTTGATTGGTTCTTGCTCTTCTTCTTCCAAATACTCTCTAGATACTACTTTAAAACCGTTTTCATATCCTTCAGCTGAATCTAATAATTTTTTTTGGATTACATATCCACTATACTTATCGACATAGGATTCACCATCATCGCCATTTTCTCCTTGTGTTTGAATAATATAATCTAATTTATTTTGATATTTATCACGATCATTAATAAATATATATGCTAATTCATAAATAAATAAAGGTAATAATTTAGTGTTTGTTTTTATACAAAATAACCAATAATGATCTGTATTTGTTTTATCTGAAACGTGATAAGTATATTTTTCTTTGAATTGAATAATTTTATTATATCTAGTTACGATATCACTTATACCCAAGATGATATCTCTTAATTGAGTATAAGGTGAAATATTAGTGTCTTTGTCAAATTTCATTTCTCTACTTGCTTCTTCGCCTAATTTATATTTTATTTTTTCATAGTTTCCATAAGTTATGTTATATTCAATTTGAATTACTTTTTGCAAAATAGAATAATAATATTTATATTCTCTATCGACATATTCTTCCAAATTTCTTTCTGTTACAATAAAATCTTTATCAAATTCAGTTAATACTTTTTCTAAATTATGTTTTGTAATATTTTCAGCGATATTAGAAATAGAATTACAATTATTTTCTTCTTTTTCATCTTCCATACATTTTTCTCTACTAAGACATTTTTCTTTGAATTCTTCACAAGGATTTTCTTTATCTTTATCTTCTTGTTTTTCGATAAATTCGTTCATTTTCGAATCAATTAATAATTTTATATTGGATTGAATAATTCCATAAGTATATGTACTTTTAAAATCAGAAATAGTCATTTTAAATAACAATTCATCATCGAATGGATGTTTATTTGTTTGACTAATCTCATATATTTCACATAATTCTTGTTTTGGAAAATTCATTGAAAGTTTCAATACATTTTTTAAATGTTTTTCATTTAATCTAGAAATTGTATTGAATAAACTATCGAACGCAATTTTTTTAGACATTATTTCAGTACCAAATCCTTTTATTTTATCTTCAATAAAAGGAACCAAACTTCTAGAGTAAAATGTAAATGTAACATCATCTGGATAAATTAGATAAGGTTCTAAAAAATTTATTATATTAATAATAGATAATTTTCCAATAATATATGGTTTTACTGAATTAAAAATAATTTTTGAAGATGGAATTATATTTTCTAAAAAATTCAAATAATTACCAGATGTGATGGGTTTGTAATATTTTAAACGTATTTTATCAACAAATGGATGGGTTTCTCTACTTATAGTTTCATTGTTAATATCATATTGAGTAATTTTAGTAGATTCATTAAATATATAAGAAAAGTTAATAAATAAACGACTCAAATTTGTTTTGTCTAGAATATTAGTTCCAGGCATTTTGACACGTGAATAATCAACAATTGCCTCTGGTAATGTCAATAAACCTGTTATTTTTAATGTATTATTTGTATATGGAACGTGAATTCGATTTGCAAACATTTTACTTTCAGTTAATTGATATGCATCTAATATTTGATCACTAGATAAGTATACATCTCTAATATATTGTGAATTCTCTACTTTATTATAAAATTGACCTTTTGGAAGAGGGATTGTTTTGATAATATTAGAATTAAAATTTCCATAATTATCAATAATAATATTTGTATTATGTTGAATGGGAATAATAGATAATGGTTTTAATTCATCCAAGTTTTCAAAAGGTGTAAAAAACTGATACAAATTTTGTAAATATTGAATATATCGAAAACTTTTTTGATTCGAAACATCGCTTTTAAAAACTTGTATAATTTCTTCCAATTTATCGTCAATTTCCAAAGGTTGATTTGAAATAAATGTAAATTCTTCTAATTCTTCTTCTTTAACACCATATACTTTTTTAATAGTAGAAGTAACAGGTAATGTCCATAATAATGGTATTTTTAATGTGGTAAGATTATTTACTAATGGTTTCCATTGTGGTCCTTTATAAATAGAATTGACAATATTTCCATATTCATCAAAAGTAGAGAATTGTTTTCTTAACTGTTGAAATCGTTCAATGTTTAAATGTATATTATTTAGACTTTCATATGTTTTTTCAGAAGAAGATAATTGTGATAACATTGAATTTAATAAATCATTTTTTTGAATTTCGATATCATATCGATATCTTGAAACATCAATATCTAATAATTGAACGACATCTTCGACTTCACCGATTGTCTCAATTTCTAAATTTTCTTCTTCTTCTTCTAAAACATCATAATCAGGTTTATCAATTATTTTGATATGTTTTATTGATAAGTCTTCTGGTATTCCATTATAATTAAAATTAATATATATTTTTTCTTTTGTATTAAATAATTCAATTTCAATCATATCTTCTTCTAATTCGGTGATTTCTCCAATTAATTCACCTTTTTCAAAGACGATTTGAATCCATGTATTTTTTAATAATTTATGTTGTAATGCGAATCCTTCATAATGATTTCTGAATAATAAATCAATATTTCCATCAATAATTGTATCTTTTTCAGATTTCATTGTAGTCAATTGTACATCTTTATGATATGCTAATAATTGTTCTGATGTAATATAAAACTCAACTCTATCTAAAGTTTCTACATGAATTGTTTTAATTTTATCTGAATTAATAAATTCAATGTAAAAACTTTGATTATTGTAAATATCATTTGTACTATTTGAAATTTTAAAAACATCTCCTAATTGGAGAAAAATAGTTATCATTTTTTTTTCTTCTTGAGACATTTACTATATTTATTATAGATATTTATATAATATGTCAAACACATATAAAGTTACATTACTATATTAGATTACATTTGTTAATGTCTGTTTTAAATATTGATAATATATTAAACGAGACCCATATTAAAAGTAAAAAATTCGGAAATTATGATGTAATGTTTTATAATAAAACAAAAATTGTTGAATTTAATGAAACAACAAGAAATAGTAGGTCGGTGATTGTGGATAATAATGAAAAAAGAATTGTTTCGTTGAGTCCATCCAAATCTCTTTATTTAGATGAATTTATTTCCAGTAATCCAAATTTTGAAGATGTAATTGTAGAAGATTTTATTGAAGGAACGATGATTAATTTATTTTGGGATATGTATAAGAATCAATGGGAAATATCAACAAAAACAACAGTTGGAGGAAATGTTATTTTTTTTAGTAGTAAAACATTTAATCAAATGTTTTATGAAACAATTGAATTTTGTAAAATAGAGTTATCTTCTTTAAACAAATCGTATAGTTATAGTTTTGTGATGCAACATCCGTGTAATCGTATTGTTACTGCTTTTGTAAAGCCATCATTATGGTTGATTGAAGTGTATGATATGGTGAGTCAAACATTATTGAATAGACAATCAATTATTCAAGAAATAAATGGAGATGTGAAATGTCCAACTATTTTTAATCAATTTTTGAATTATAGTGAGTTGATTCATTTTTATAATGAGAATGAGGTTGGTAGTCATTCTATGGGATTGGTAATTAGAAGAAGAGATACAAATATTAGAACAAAAATAAGAAATCCGACTTATGAAAAGATAAGATTGTTAAGAGGAAATTCTTCGAATTTACAATATCATTATTTTACATTGGTAAAAGAAGAGAATGTGGATGAGTTTCTCAAGTATTATCCAGAGTATCTTACTAAGATTAAGAAATATGCTTCTATTGATAATAAATTTATTAATAATTTGTATAAAAATTATATAAGTTGTTATATCAAAAAAAATAGTAGATTGAATAATTTTCCTAAAAATTACAAAACTCACATGTATTATATTCATCAAATCTATTTGAATCAATTGAAGCCAAATAAAAAAGTAGTAAAATATGATATAGTAGAGGATTATGTAAAAAAACTAGACAATTCGCTTCATATGTGGTCTGTGAATTTTGATTATTATTAAATTTGGTATAAAGTGTTATTGTAAATATTAATAATTTTATTATTAATATTTATTTGTATTATTAAAAAAACCATTTATTCTTACGACTCTTCTTTCCGCGCCCACGGCGATGCTTGCGGGTTCCGCTTCGTCGACGACGACGACCTCCTGTTTTTGTTGCCGAAGCAGGTGCTGATGATCCCATTGATTTCAACATATCTGTAATTTTTGCCACACTCGGCATAGCAGCTGATGATGCTGATGATGATGATGACATATTATATATATGCATTATATAATATTTTTTGCTAAATATTATATAAATGATTAAAATTTTAAATAGAAGAGAAAATGGTAATCTTTTTCATTATGCGCATTTTATTTGCGATTGTCTATTTCCAGAAATTGTTATGAATATACATAAAAATAAACGTATTATTCGTGAAAAAAGTATTTCTCAAACATTGGGTAATTTTCTTCCGATATATTGTAGAATAATGAATTGCGAATGTACGGAAATTGACCTTTCATTATTCGATTCACTAAATGCTAAATTATATATTAATGAAGCAAAAGAAAATTTAACACAACCTATTTATTTTGAAATATTTAGAAATTTTATTTTTGATCGATTTGATATAAACTCACATATTTTTTATCCTAAATATCCTTCTGTTATATTAATACAAAGAGGAAAAAGAGTAAAATTAATTAATGATCCAGAGTTACAAGATAATAATAGTAATTATACAAATGGAGCAGAAAGAAGAGAAATAAATAATATTGAAAAAGTGAAAATATTTATGAAACAAATGTTTGGAGATGATTTCCAAACATTAATTCTTGAAAATATTCCATTTGAACAACAAATCCAATATTTTAATAATGCAAAAATAATTGTATGTGCTCACGGAGCTTGTATGAGCAATTTATTCTTCTGTAAGAAAGATACAATACTATTTGAAGTTACGTGTGGTGAATCTTGGTCTTTTTTTGATATTATAACACAAAATTTACAAATAATACATCATAAAATAAAAGATAATAATTGCGATGTTATTATAAACCGAATTATCAATGAAAATATATTATCATTGGATGGATATTTTATGAATGAATCCGTTATTGAAGAATTGAATTTACATAAAAAAATAAATTTAACTCGACCATTGATTAAGAATAAACAGAGAAACAAAATAAACAAATTATCAAATAAATTCTTATATACAACTGCAGGTCATCTTTAATGAAACTTATTCATAATATTGGTAAATATTTCTTGTGCTTCTGCGATACATTCTCTTATATTTTCTTTAATTTGTTCTCTACTTGTTGGTTCATAATAAGCAATACGAATTAAACTATCTGTATTATGCGGATGATATTTTTTAAATGCACAAAAGGATAATATTTTTCTATTTTCAAAATATTTGATATACATCATATATTCAATTACTTTACCAATTGTATAATCTTCATTTTCTAAAATAATATCATAACTATTATTCATTGTGTTTTCTGCTTCAATAATTAAATTATCATTTGATTCTATTGATTTTAAAACAACATCTAATCTCATTATTATATTATCACATGCTTTATTTACAATTTCATTATTTGTGAAAACACCTATAGATTGTATAATAAAATCAAAACTATTTTCCAAAACGATTCGTTGTCCTTCCAATAATAACCAATTTTTTGTTTCAAAGTCAACATTTAATTCATTTTTTTTCCATTCGACTCTTTTTTTCTCTATTTCTTCATCTTGTGTTTTTTTATCAATTGTATATCCATAAGAGCAAGCAGAAACACAGTTATACATTGCGCTTTCTTTTGACGTTCCATAAGATAATTTACACGTAAAATGTATTTTTTCTCCTGGAATACTATCTGATATTTTAGGTCTTAATCTAGCGAATTCTATATAATGTTCTACTTGATCAGGTGATATCCAAGGTCTAAATATTTCTTTAGAAGAAAGTGTTTCTTCTTTATGTTTAATAATAAAATCTTTTGTTGTTACATAAATAATACTATCATCTGTTAAATTTTCAACATTTACTTCTAACAAATAATCATCAATATTTTCTATTTCTTCTTTTTTCAAATAAATAGGAATACAACTTAATCGTTGCTTTAGAATCTCATTATTTATTCTACTAGTATTGACAATAAAATTTGCTAAATTTTCTGAATAAGGACTTGTTTTAAATACAACAGTTTCTATATCAGATAAAACGGTTCTGCGAACCGCATTCGCAATACTCACATTTACACCAGACAATGTAAAATGAAGAGTGTTATTATCATCTTCCTTTTTAGCAATGACTTTTGGATTGGTTGAAATCATTCTTGTATTTATATCATTTATTATTTATATAATATTTAAATCAATTTTATAAGTATACGATTATAAGTTAAAAATCTATATAGAATTACTCATATTATTTTATGAGTTCTATTTTGTATTATTCTAATTTTTGTGATCATTCCAAGAAATTATTACAAACTATTACAAAGACATCATTAATTGATGAAATACATTTTATTTGTATAGATAAAAGAATAAAAGAAAAAGATGGGAAAATTTATATTATTTTAGAAAACGGACAAAAATTAATTATGCCAGAAAATGTGGATAGAGTTCCAGCATTACTTTTATTGAGTAATTTTAATGTTTTATATGGTGAAGATATATATAATTATGTAAAACCAAAACAAACACAAATGACAAGTCAAGCAACAATGAATAATATGGAACCAATTGCTTATTGTTTAGGTGGAGGTTATGGAGGAATTGTTTCTGATAATTTTAGTTTTTTAGATATGGATTCAGATTCTTTAACTGCTAAAGGAGATGGTGGATTACGACAATTACATAATTATGTAAGTTTAAATAATGATGAACAAGTGAATATTTATACACCTTCTGAAGATAAAACCCCCAAATCACAAAAAATACAAGAAGGATTAACGATTGAACAATTACAACAACAACGCGACCAAGATATAGCTTCTATGAAAAATAAACCTAGACAATATATATAATTATTTAATAACTTAAATAATATGAATAATAAAATATTATGTCATTAAATAAATCTAATATTTTAACAATATTTAATAACCATTTTATTGAATTTATTGAAGATATTGTTCGAATTTTTCCAAATAATGTTGATTTAGTAACTTTGAAAAATTTTTTCATTTTAATAAGAAAATCGAATCCTAAAATAATCATTACAGTTTTCTATACATATGTTGTATTAAAATACCAAACATACATTGATAATGGTAATATTAATTATTTCATAGAAAAAGATTATCAAGATGATTTAACAAGTAATAATAATTCCGATAAAATTATCGAAGCAATTAATGGATTACGAGAGCCAATTCGATTAATGGATGAAAAAAATAAATTAAATACAATAAAATATTTGCAAAATTTATGTAAATTATCTTCTTCTTATAATATTGATTGAGTTAAACTTAAAGAAAATATTTATAAAATAATTATAATGTCTTCTTTAGAAAATATTTCAGATGAATTTAAAAAAGTCATTAAAGAATTTGTAAATGATATTGTCAATACCTTTCCAGAATATCAAGGATTGATTTTTAAATGGTATAAAGAAGAAGATAATCAAATCACAAATGAATGTAGCGCATATATATTTAATTATTGTATTAGTGTTTATCCAGAGAGATTCTTTGAAATCTTGTATCAAAATAATGATTTATTTTCTTCTGAAAATAAATTGAATACTGAATTTTTACCCGGTATTAGTTTTCGTTATTTATGGTCTTGTAATATTTCTGATAAAACAAGAGAAACTATTTGGAAGTATTTACAACTTATTTTAATTTCTTTGATTGGTTCAATCAAAGACAAAAGTGTTTTTGGTGAAACATCCAAATTACTTGATAATATTAATGAAGATGATTTCAAACATAAATTGGAAGAAACGTTGAATAATATTCAAAATATGTTTTCTGAATCCAAGAATGTAGAGAAACCAAATAATGATTTTAATTTACCTACTTCTGATGATTTACATTCTCATCTCTCTACTATGTTACACGGAAAATTAGGAGGATTAGCAAAAGAAATTGCTGAAGAAACCGTAAATGATTTCAACATTGATACAGATATGAATACTACTGACCCACAAGAAATTTTTAAGAAATTATTTTCTGAGCCAGAAAAGTTGATGAATTTAGTGAAAACAGTCGGAAGTAAATTGGATAGTAAAATGAAAAGTGGTGATATTAATCAAAGTGAATTGTTTTCAGAAGCAACTGAAATGATTCAAAATATGAAAAATATTCCCGGAATGGGAAATATTCAAGAAATGATGGATAAAATGGGAATGGGTAAAAACGCAAAGATTAATAAACCAGCAATGGAAAATAAACTTAAATTACATAATAAGAGACAAGCACTTCGAAAGAAAATGGAAGAAAAACACATGTCCAAAATGTTAAATGACGCCGCACAAGAATTGTTACAGAATAACCAAGAAAAACCTAAATTCACAGATGATGAACTTGTTTCTCTATTTAGTCAAAAAGATAAAAAGATAAAAAAGAAAAAGGGGTCATTAGATGATTCTTGTATTTAATTTATCAAAGATCCATTGTAATATTATTATCTATTAAAATAATGATAATAATATTAATTTCGTTTATATGTTTTTTTACTTCTTTTTGAACGTCGTTTTTTTGTTTTCATTAAATCATTAAATTCCGATTTTATTTGTTTTGTATATTCGTTATGATATCGTTTAAATAAATGATTCAACATTTCCAATATAGAAAAATGTTCCCCATCAGGTTTATACTTTTTTATAAAAACTTTTATAGAATTTAAATTATATATTATTTTTAATTCACTCAAATAAGATAAAATTATACAATTATATTTATAAAGATTATTTTCATTGTATTTTGTATGATTTGATAAACTATGATCTATAATATCTATATACGATTTTAGCATATAATAATAAGTATTTTTTGTATCTTTTGGAAGAACATTTATATTTCTACTATTATTTTTTTTCTTATTCAAAAACATATATATTAATCCTATATAAATTAAAATGAAAAGTAATCACACATTTTATTTTTAAACAAATAAAAAATTGAATCTATTATAAACATACTATTTATACACAATCAAAACAAACAATGGCAACACTTCGAACAGAAACATACCCTACGACAATTGGATATCTTGTCAAAAATTTTGCCGGTCGAAAAGATTGGACTAATTATGACCCTACAAAACTGATTCATATTCATAAACGCAATCGTGCGTTTGTTTGGATAATAGAAATGGTAGAAAAATTACTCGATACGATTATAAAAGGATATGTTATATTACCACTTGTTTGTTGTTCTGTTATATGTGATGGTGTGGAAAGACGTGAAATTATGGATGGCGGAAATAGGTTAACTGCGTTTGCATTAATATTAAATGATAAAGTACGAGTATTAACATCAGAAGAGAAAGTAATAGTTCTTTCATTTCCAATTACACTTATTATTATGTATAATATGTCATCACAACAAATCCGAGAACAATTTCGGCGTCTAAATACATGTAAACGGGCAACATCTGGTCAATTGTATCAAATGTCTCAAGATGATTCAACACTTATCCAAGAAGCAATCGCTTTTATGACAGATGTGAATTATCCGTTAAGAGAACGATGTATTAAAGTATTCACTGACTTTTACACAAAAGAAGATACCGATTCAGCAAAAAGATTAGAAAATGTAGTTGGAATCATATCTGGAACATTATATGGAGTAAAATTCATCACAACCAATTTTGATAAACAAGAACAACACGTTGAAAATAAAGCTCCAATCGATCGTAATTTATTATGCAAACATTTCGATATTGTTCTTAAAATATTTGAAATCGCTAATAATACATTACCACTCGATAAAAAAAAAGAAAAAAAAGAACAATTTACACTTGGTAACTTGATTGGGGCGATTTTGTATGATATTCATCAACAATCTGAAGAATCAGATATTATATATAAATGGAGCAATTATATATTACAGGTTCGTCAAAGAATCGAAAACGCAAAAGATGCATGTGAGTTAAAAGGAGCACAAAATTTAAATCCCGATAAATTGGCGAAAAAAAGCTATCGTGTTAAAATGTTTATCCAAGAAAGACGTCTCGTTTCAGAAGATGAATTAAAAAATATTAAACATAGATATTCTTCGATAGAAGAAGAAGAAGAAGAAGAAGAAGAAGAAAGTGTAACAGATGAAAATGTATAAATCATCCATCTATATTACAAGACTATGAGATGATATATAAATAGTTAACTATTTATTTTATATGTGAAAAATATGTTGAATAATAATTATTTTTTACTTGTGTGAATATCCTTCAAAGATAATATAATAATTTATATATGAGTAATAACACACCATTTTGGGGAAATCATCCAGAAGTATTATTAAATAAAAATGAAATGTTGGAATTATGGCCTACACCGGATATGTCTTATGAATCTAAACTAAACGCTATTACTAGATTGATTATATTATTAACGTTGATTGGATTTATTTTTACATTTTCTCTACAATTTTTTTTCATAGGAATGATTACTATTTTATTAATTTATTTTTTATATTTTATGAAATTCAAAGAAGGATTCGATTTGAATAATTTAGTTCCCACAACATTAGGAGAAAGTATTTTAGGCAAAAAAAATAATTCACATAAAATTATCAATCCAGAAACATTAGAAGAGAATTTAAAAGAGGATTTTTATCCAACTTCTAGAAAGAATCCTTTTTCTAATGTATTGCAGACGGATATTAAATATGATCCAAATAGAAAATCAGCTCCTCCAGCATTTAATCCACAAGTGTATGAAGATATAACGAGTTCTACTAAAAAAATGATTCAAGATTTAAATCCAACTATTTTGAATACAAATAAACAATTGTTTGGAGATTTATATGAACAATTTAATTTAGATCAAAGTAATCGTGTATTTTTCTCTACAGCAAACACTAGAGTTGCAAATGACCAAGGAGCATTTGCTAATTATCTGTATGGAGATATGCCTAGTTGTAGAAATAATGATACTTTAGAATGTGTAAAAGACAATTTCAGATATATTTTATATTAATATTAATTATAATGGCTTATGTGACAAATTTTAATTTTGATAATATGTCAAGAATAGGAAATGATATTTGTTTCCAAGACCAAAATACTGTTCAAAATGCAAGGTCTTGTAATTATAATTTAAAAAATTATTTTGCGAGTGATTGCACAATGAATAAACCAATACAATTAGCTACTTCTCAACCAGGAATTAATTATAATGGAACGAGTAATGTGGGTGTAGGTGGATGTATGGTGGATACCAGTAGTAAATTGTTGTTTGGAAGTGGTGAATTACATCCTAAATGTAAAATAGATTTATTTCAACGACCCTTTGCAACGGTTCCGTATTTAGGAAGAGGATCGGTTGACCCAGTATTAGAAGCACAAATACAACAAGGTGAATTATTTACCAATAAACGTTCCATTACACGACTTCCAGAAAAAAGTTATTTAAAATATACTAATACACCTCTGTTACCAGATATTAAAGAAAGACTTTCTAATCCTTCTTATTGTGTCGAGTCAGTTGCTTCCGATGGATGGATAAGAGGTGGTATTCCTTCTAGAGAATTGACAAGAGATAGAGAAAGTTATAATAAATAATGATTGAATAATCATTTAATAATTAATTATATGATATGATATATGTCATATAATTCTCAATTTGTTACCACATATTCGTTTTATGATAAATCGTTATATTTAAATAATCCTATAAGTAGTCGATATTCTTATGAAAAAGAAAAAAAATGTAGTGAGTCAGACGATACACAACCAGAAACAGATACGGATACAGAACCAGAAACAGATACGGATACAGAACCAGATGATATAGATGAAAATTTTACTAGTAAATATTTATATGACAATGAATTATTACACGCTTTTCATATGGAAAAATATGACGCAAATATATTATCTAATAAAATATTCCAATTATACTATCATTTAAAATCACAAAAAGATGATTATCCTGATATTCAAAAAATATTACAAATTGCAGATGAAATGTCTATGAAATATATTTTCAAAAGTGATGAATTTAATGGGTTTATGATTTTATTTTCTTTTGATTATTTTCATATTACTCATTTATGTATATGTGATATTTTAAATGAAGAATCTTTTGGAACAATTTGCAAAAATAATTTTGACTTTTTAATTAAAAATATAAATAGTTAATTATTGTAAATATAATATATTTTAATATATTATGTCTTCTACCAGAAATATTAATACTAGAGGAAACTATGAATTACAACAACGTCAATTTAAAGAATCGAAACAATATAGTTTATATGTTAATTCACAATGTGGAGAAGCTTACAATACAAATTTAGCCGGCGTAGGTCTTTTACAAGGATATACTCCTTGGAATAAATTATCAGCGAATCCAGTTGAAACAGAATCTTTTCTGTTTGGAATCAATTCTACAAATTTAGTAAATCCAGCACCTAACTTCAATGCAGAACCATTATTTCCAAGTTATATTAATTTATACAATCCACAACCAACCATTATGCCAAATCCATTAGTCATTGAAAAAAATAGACCATTTCCAGTGTAGTTAATTAATAATTATTTAAAAATAATATCGTTAAATTCGCCTTCACATTGGTTACCCATAAAGTGTGGATGATTTCCTTCTACAAAATCAGTGTCCATTACATAATGTTTATTTTTCATATCGTCAGGTTTTACTTTAATAAAAGGACTATATATAGTAGCATTGCTTAAATGAGCCGCCCACCATGAAAATGATGAATTACTACGTAATATATTTTTTGCAAAAATTACCATTAAAAAATCAGGCAAGAAATCTAAAAAAATTTCTTCACAAAAATGTTCACCTCGTGGATAAGTCCATCGATGTCCAGGTGATTTTGCATGCCATTTATTCATAGTTTTTTCTTTGCTATCATCACTAACCCATATTATATTTTCTTTACATAATCCTAATTTTTCTATTTGGTTTAAATAGGATTGTTTAGATATTACAGAATGTGCACCATTGAAATTTAAAGCATTTATATCACCTCTACGCAAATGTATAACATCATATGTTTCTTTATTAGTTAAAAACCATTTATACATTTCAGAATGTAAGACAGCATCATTAAATATAAATATTTCCTTTATAAGTGTTGAATCAATAATATCAAAACAATGTGGAAAATACATACAATGTAAGTCATCAAAAGCAATATTTGTTTTTCCTATATTTTGTTTATCATCAAAATTCACAAATTCTATTGAATCATTTGTTCGTTTTTTATATTGTAATAATTGTTCCTTGTAATATTTGTCTGTTATAATACACGCTGTCTGATTTATATGATGACGCAATAGGTCGTCTGTTATAATTTTACAATATTTGTTTTCACGAAAAATAATATCTCCTTCCCATTCAGAAGGTACATAAAAAATACAATTGTATTTTTTTGCATAAGAACATCCAAATGCATATTGAAACATTCTATTTCCAAACCTACCTATCCAATGTAGCAATACAATTTTATTTTCTATGTTTTCCATAATAATATAAAATGTACATTATTATATTATTAGAAATATAACTATTTATCAACTTTAATACTCGGGAACATGTTTTCTAAATATACATCCTTGAGAAATTAATCCTTTTATGTCTTGATTTACCATTGTTGCGTTTTGATGTTTACAATTTGACATCCAAATTTTTATTATACAGAAATTCTTTTTCGGAGAAATTGTAATCCCTGTTACAGATTCTACAAATGATTCATTTGAACTAATAGTTTCACCAATTAATGCATAAGTTAAATCTCTCCAAACTTCATATACATTTTTATTTACTACTTTATAAGAAAAACATCCACCATTTCGATTCAATGGGTCTTCCCATACTGGTTTTATATTTTCTTTCATAATAAAAAGCATACAATTTTTAACCAACGTATCTGGAATTGTTTCCGTAATCGTTATCATTTCTTCTATTGAAGAAATAGTAAATATATTTTTATAACTATGAATTGTCCAATCTATATCGTGAGGTAAATGTGCCCATAATATCCATTTATGTATGCTTGGATGATTTAAATAATTCGACATCCTATATTGTTATAATATCAATATATTTATATTAAATATATCGATAAATTAATACTTTAATACTTCAAAATCATCATCATTTATAAAATTCATATGATTTGACACTTTATCATCCGATTTAAACAAAGATTCATAATTTTTAATAATATATTTATCCTTCTTTAAAATAATATCTTCTTTTTCTGTAATTGATTTATAATCCATATTATTATCCATTATTTCAAGTTTATATGACACTGTTTCCGCATCTAAATACACATTATATTGTTTATATATCAAGTAACAAATAAAATACTTATTAATGATATTCTCTACCATATAATAATTATCTATTTGAATGATAAATGAATTTTCATCATCTATCAACGAAACATTTGTCAATTCAATACTCATTAGATAAAATCGATAATCACATTTCTCTATATTTAATGAAAGATTTACATTTTTACTTACTATCTTATTTGAAGTATAATAATCTGTATAAATAAAAAAATCAAAATAATCTGGATTATAAGTAATGACATCTTTTAATCCACACGTCTTGAACACAAAATTACTTTTAATCAATTCAACCTCATTAAACATATACATTTGAAATTTATAAATACTATTTTTCACAACTGGTATATTATATATTAAATTAAGTTGGTTTTTAACATTTATCTCTACATAACTATAATACATTACTGTTTCATAAGCAATTTTTGACATTATATTATCTCTCTTTGAAGAAAAAAATAAAAAAGACAATCCAATAGTAATTCCACAGAATAATCCTTTTATAATATAATTCATTTTATTATAAATAATAATTCTATTTATATCAAAATTAATTATATTTCGAAACAGTTACCGATGGAATTACTTGTTGTGATGGATTATATACAATTAAAAAAGCATTTTTTTCTTCGATGGGTGGAGTTGTATTCGATGGTGTGACATTCACTTCTGGCAAGAATTTAGGTGGGATTGGAGGTGATGTAAACTCCGTTTGTATATTTGGTTGTTGGGTTGGTTGTTGTGTTGGTTGAATACTTTTACCAGTAGCAATGTCATATCCTGTAACATATAAAATAATACTTACTATCAACGTCATAAATAAAAATGGAATTAAAACAATTATCCAAGCTATAAATCCTAAATCCAACTCACACAACAGATTCAATATAAATGTAAGTATAATTGTTACAAATATTTTAATAAATGCAGTATTATATAAACCATTTATAAAATCCAATATAATTTGAATACTACACAAAATTAAATAAAATAAAGCGGGAAGACAAATCATTATTATATAACGATATTAATTATTCGTAAAATATTATTAAAAATATACTTATGTATATTATGGATGAACAAATTGATATTATAATGCGTCAAACAAATTATAGTAGAGAAGAATGTATTGAGAAATTACAAAATAATAATACAAATAATATTATAAAAGAATATTTGGGTATTTCTCTACAACAACCATCTATAAGAAAAAAATCATTACAACAAGAAATTTATTATCAAATACGTAATCAATTAGATTCTTCTATAAAAGAATTTAATAAAAAACAAAATGAAAAACTTGAAAAAGAAATCAATGATTTATATAAAACTTGATAAAATATATCTATTATATATGACTAAAACAAAAAAAAATAATAAAAAATTATATCCACAATCCGATTTTTATGAATATGTAAATAATGATTGGATAAATTCACACCAAGACCAAACCAAAAAACATCCATACATTACAAATTTTAAACTATTAAGTGATAAAATAGATAATGAATTAAAACAACTCATTATGAATAAGCTTATCAAAAATAATAAAAATATAAATAATTTATTTAATTCATTTGTTCATAATGATAATTCTATTATTACAAATTATATTTATTTACTCATAAATGAAGTAAGAGATATATTCAAATTAGATTTTCATGAAGGAATATATAAATTATTAGCGTGGGGACAAGAAAAAAATATTTATCAATTGTTATCTATAAATATCAGTGATGATGAAAAGGATAGTTCTAAATATAGTTTATATATTCAAGAATCGGGAATTATTACAATAAACGAACCAAATAATTTTACTGAAAATGATAAAAATAGTAGAGAATTTATGAAAAGATACAAAAAATTATTAAATGATTTATTTTCTTGTATTTTTGGTGAAAATCATGAATATAATTTACAATTTATAATTGATATACAAAAAGAAATGTGTAAATATGTTTATCCACCTTCAATAAATAGAGATACCGATAAAACATACAATGTTTTTAATAATCATACAGACAAAAATATTTCTCTACATTTTAATGAGCTGGCTATTCAAATCGGATTAAAACCTGTTCCAAATATGTTTATTGTCGAAAATCCAGAATTTACAAAACAAGCAATGATTTTGATGAAAAAACATTGGAAAGATTTATTAGTATATTATATTTATAATATATTAATATTGTCTTCTAATTTTCATAATAAATTATTTACTATTTTTAAACATTATTCAGAAATCGATAAAAATGTAAAAGTTTATTCTAAAGAAGAAAGAGCAATTGGTTTAGTCTCAAATATAATGAATACAACTGTGAATAAATTATATATCAAATATTATGAAAATAAAAAAGAAATCCAATTAACAAAATATATTATAAAACAATTATTAAATACATTTGTAGAGAACCTAAAAAATAATCATTGGTTATCTTCATCTACAATTCAAAAAGCATTAGATAAATGTAGTCATTTAAAAGTATATATAGGAACAAAACCACATTGGATTGCAGACCCAAATATTATTTTTTCTGATAATATTTTTGAAAATGTAGAGAAATATTTTTCTTGGAGAAATAAATATTTTATCGAACATTTTTATCAAAAAACACTAGATACATCTGTATGGAATAGATGGCATAACTTTAATACATATACTGTAAATGCTTTTTATAATAGCAAAAAGAATGAAATTGTAATACCAAATGGGATTTTACAACCTCCTTTTGTGAATACTAATAAATCGATATATTATAATCTTTCTTCAATTGGAATTATTATCGGACACGAAATATCACACGGGTTTGATAATCACGGAAGTTTATATGATAAATATGGAAATTATAATAAATGGTGGAAACCAGAAGATTATGTTAAATATCAAACAATACAAAATAATATAAAAGCGTATTATTTAGAAACTGCAAAACACGATAAAATCAAGATAAGAGAAAATTTAACTTTAGGAGAAAATATTGCTGATATATCTGGTTTTCAATTGGCTGAACAAACATTGATTCATCAATTAGTAGAGAATAAAATATATGGAACTGAACAGAAAAAGTATTTGAATGAATTTTATATAACTTATGCAAAATTATGGAGAACAGCAATTCATCCAAAAATATTTAAAAAAATGTATATTTATGATGTTCATTCTTATGCAAAATATCGTGTGAATTGTACTCTTTTATTATCACCTCATTTTAAAAATATATATAATTTGAATAATAATGTAAATATCTCTATTTTCTAGAATATAATTCGACGTAGACATCGAGGAAGAATATAAGAATCATACCTATAACTGATAAGATTAACAAATAATCATTATTTTATTAATAATGATTATTAAATATCTATAATAGGTTTTATAGTACTTCTTTTTACATTTTGAATATTATTAGAAGGAATCACTTTATGATTAATAATAAAATCATCATTTTCTTCATAATATTCTGGTAAAATTCTTGTTAATGGTTTATCAATCATTAAATATAATCGATGACTTTTTAGAAGATTTCTATATTCTTGGATGGATAAATTTCCATAAAACTTATCCAACATATAATGAGGGTTAGGAGCAGGTTTAATATTTTTAGTATATTCATAAATCTTTGAATAAATATTATTAAGTAGAGAATATCTTTCGAATTTAATAGAAGAATCAATATTCTCTTCCATTAAGTAAGCTACGGAACACTCGGGACTACAAAAACATCCATATACGTGATATGTATCTTTGATTTGATATTTAGGAATAAAAATAGAAGGATTATCAAAATCACAAGTACACCAAAAGCAAGCCGATTTTTTATCAGAAACGTTATTATGTAAATTATGTTCCAGAATCTTTATCTTTTTCCATATTTCTTTTGTCTCTACATTTAATGGTTTTTCATTTATATTTGTCAAAATAATATTTTGTTCTGAATCGAAATCGTCAAATTTATATTCATTCTTGTTCATATCACTATTATAAGGGTCAATTTTTGAATTGGTAAAATTGGAATTGTAATCACCAACTGAATTCAAATCTTTTAGAGAACATTTTAAATGAAGAATAACGTTTGGTTTTAGAGATTTATCTAAATCAGAAACATTTTGCTGATTAATAATCTTTCCACCTTTGGGTTTTCTACCTCTTTTCTTACATACAATTTCTGATGAACCTTCTTTACGTGAAATTTTTTCTTTATTCGTCATTTTTATAATACTTTACTTTTTTCTTTAAACTATTTCTAGATATTATTACTCCAAGTTACGTAAAAACCCCTTCAGATTATTATAATTTCCTTTCAAATATAATGCTGATAATGTATTAATATGAGATTCAGTAATATAATATGGCATTTTTATTCTCTTACAATAATAAGGTTCTTCTAAAAATACTCCACACGTAACTCTATCTCCAAATATATATCTAACAAAACTTGTACAATTTAACGTTTTTGTTAATTTATTTGATAGGGTACTATATCTTGGTATTTTTTTTCCAGATAAGATATTTGTTGAATTAAATACTGTAGTTGGATTTATATCTATAAATTTACTATTAATAAAACGAACATCGTGTAGAATAGAGTTTATCTTTGAAATATGATGTTGATTCAATTCACCTATATCTATCACTCTATATTTAAATTTTGCTACTTCTGGTTGAAATAAATAATCTTGTGTATAAATTGCTCCATCACCTCTATGTAGCGCGAAAAAATTTTTATCTGTAAAAGAAAATCCATATCCAAAAGTATACACTTTTTTCTTGTAGAGAATAATTACACTTGCATGAATATTATTTCCAATTTCTATAACAATGTAAATTGGGATATCATACACATAGCGTTGTGGCAATGAAATACTATTAGTTATTTCATTGTTTAATCGAATAATTGGATCAGTTAATCCTTCTTTAATAATATTAAAACCAAATTTTAAGTTTATAATTTTTTTTATTGTATTGGAAAATATATTGATATCGACATTCGCATTATTTTCTATACCATTTGTCAACATTTTTTTCGCTTTTTCCCAATCAGCATCTGTAATAATTACATCTAAATTAAATATGTCATCATCAATTGAATCATCATTAATAAAATTAAAAATAGGATGAATATAATTCTTTCTTAATGTTTTGTGTAATTTATCTGTTTTGTATTGTATATTTTGAATTATTTTTACAAAACTTTTTATAGTACCATCTGTTTTCTCTTCTTCTTCATCTGGTGTATAAAAATCAGAAGACCGAGGTGATAGTCGTTTAGATCCTCTTGAAGATCTAGATCCTCGTGGCGATTTTGAAGAACTTCTTGACATTCGAGATCCTCGTGGCGATTTTGAAGAACTTCTATGTCTACTCATATAATATCATTAAAAATTAATATTAGGAAAGCAGAATAATAATTTAATGTTTTTCATAACATTCTCTACAAACTGGAATATAATTATCACTTCCAATAAGAAATTGTTCTTTTTCTTGTGTTAAACGTAGAGAAAATATTCCTAATGTTCCATCTTTACAAATTCCACATAATGATGACATTTTAGTAACTTTATCACATAATGGAATTAAATCAAGAATTTCACCAAACTTTTTTCTTTCAAAATCACCATCTAACCCACAAATATAAATCTTTTTCTTTTCTTTTAATAACTCTTCCACACATTGAATTAAATCTGGAAAGAATTGACCTTCATTAATTAAAACCACATTTGCTTCTCTAAACTGAAAATGAATATTCATTAACTCTTCATCGATAGGATCTTCTAAATTATCATAATTCCAAATGTTTAATAAATGTGTTGTCTGAATACAAGGTATCATTATTTTGTCGTGAGTACTCAACAACGTTTGATGATATCTTATGTCGGATGAATGATTAATTACTATTATAGGTATCTTACAAAATATGTTTTGTTTGTATATTTCTAATAACTTGCTGGTTTTTCCAGAAAACATAGGACCAATAAATAATTCAAGATATCCAGACATTCTTAAAGTGTAGAGAAAATGTATGTTATAATTTAAATTCAATTTTATAATCTAATCTCTTATCTCACTATACATAACAACATATACATCGTTTCCATCATAATCCTTAATAAATCCAGTATAATTTGCATATAACCATTTTTTGTCGTTATCTTTTGGTGTAATCACAATTTCTTCACGATATTTTGGTTTTGATTTTGATTTTGATTTTGATTTTTTTGTAATACGTTTTAATTGGTGTTTTCTTTCTAATAATTGAGAAGGTGATGGACGATTATATCTTGGTGATAATGGGTCTGGTTGATGGCGTCGTTGAGTCTTTGTTCTTGGAGAGCCTACAGATGGTCTAAAGCGTATTCTTTGATTTAAAAGTGATAATTTATTAGCAGTAATATCATAATCGTTTTGAAAATGACAATCATCCATTACGTGAACTATATTATCATCTTTATCTCTATATTCAGAACGAAGACCTTTACATATCCATTTACCTCTTCTTTTTCTTGTTCGCGATTCCATATATAATTTATAAATATTAATATTTATAAGTTATTAATATTAATAATTATGAGTATTCCGTGGGTTGAATTATGGAGACCAACAAAAATAATGAATGTTATATTAGACCCAATTAATAAAGAAATAATGAATAATATAATAGAAACAGGTTATTTTCCTAATCTATTAATTTATGGTCCTCCAGGAGTAGGAAAAACGTCGAGTGTGATTGCCTTGGTAAATGAATACCAAGAAAAGCATAATTTTAAAACGAAAAGTTTAATCATACAAAATAATGCGAGTGAAGATAGAGGTGTAGATATAATAAGAAATCAAATAAGTCAATTTGTGAATTCTAAACCTTTATTTAATGAAGGAATGAAATTTATCATATTAGATGAGGCTGACTATATGACAAAAAATGCTCAACAAGCATTAAAATATTTATTACAAGAATATTCTCCATATGTAAGATTTTGTTTAATTTGTAATTATATTAGTAGGATAGATGATGGATTACAAAATGAATTTTTAAAATTAAGATTCAATCAATTACCAGAAGATGATATTCATGTATTTCTAAAACATATAGCTTATGTAGAGAAACTAAATATTAATGATAAAATAATCAAATACATTCAACAATTATATAAATCAGATATACGAAGTATGATTAATTATATGCAAACGAATCAAGATGTATTTACTTCAGATTATAAAATAATAAATAATGAAACATTAGAAAATATTTATATGAAAATAATAAATAATAAAACAGAAAGTGAGAATGGTTTATTGGAAGCAAAAAGTGTTCAAAAGCAAAATAAAAATTTGTCTGAATTTATAGAATTTATAAGAAAAATAAGTATAGAATATAATATTGATAATAAAAATATAATAAAATATTTAATAAATTATATAATTAGATTCAAACAAGAAAAAATAAATAAACAATTGTTAGATGTAGTAGAAAATATAATGCATAATCAAAATTGCAATAATAATCACTATATTGGTTATGTGTATACTCAATTATCTAAAAAATTGAATTTAACTTTAACTTAAAGAATATAAACATTAACACAAAGGTATATAAATGAATCTAAAAATGGATAATATAGATGACGAATGGGAAAGTTTTTTGTCAAGTCAAAATGTACCTGAGGTAGAAATGGATACCTATCATCAAGATTCGATTCCGAATTGTTTTGGCTATCATTTAACTAAAGAAAAAGAAATATGTGTAACAGATGAACCTGAAAAAATAGTTTATGATGGTGAAATACCAATAGCAACAGACATATATATCTCTACTAAATCGAAGATTGCCTATTTAAACCAACCAATTGATTTAAATCGTATATTTTGGGGAATTCATATTATTCCGTATTGTATTCCAAATGAAGGAATTATTAAAAAACAAATGAAATTTAATTCAATGACAGAAGAAGAATTAAATATCATAAAAGAAAATTTGAAAAAAGAGGTATATTTTGATGAACAAATTATTACAAGTATTCAAAATCCAACTGGACGAATTAAGTTTAAAGATATAAGAAAGATTAGCGTAGGGATATCTAAAAAAGACATTATTAGTTATCGAATTAAAAAAAAGAGTGCGTTCTATAATTGTTTTGTTATGATAATGAGAATAAAAATAGATAGTGTATTTAAAGAATATCATATTAAAATATTTAATACTGGAAAGATAGAAATTCCTGGTGTTCAAAACGATGATATATATGAATTAATATTGGTAAGAATTATTGAAGTATTAAGTCCATTTATTAATGATTTAGATTATAATCAGAAAAGTATTACAGTTTTAATCAATTCAAATTTCAATTGTGGATTTTATATTAATAGAGAAAAGTTACATCAATTATTTAAATATAAGTATAACATTCAAAGTATATATGATCCGTGTTCTTATCCGGGAATTCAATCAAAGTTTTATTACAATCCAAATGTAGAAATACAAACAGGAAGTAAAATTCCTGAGACAAAAAAACATTTATATGATAATATAATTGAGGTATCATTTATGGTTTTTAGAACTGGAAGTATCTTAATTGTAGGAATGTGTGATGAACACGTATTGTATAAAATATATGATTTTCTAAAAGAGTTGTTGTCATCAGAATTTCATAATATTAATCAAAAAGTGATTCTAGAAGATATAAAAGTAAATAAGGACAAGAAGAAAAAGATAAGAAAAAAGGTATTGACTGTTGATGTATAATTATTATTTAAAAAAAGAGTTGAATCAATTGGATTGGTGTTAAGTTATGAATAGGTGTATTATTATCAAAATATATTTTTTCTTTCATATATTTTGTAGTTATGTTTGTTTTATTTATTTTTCTAGAAAATATATCGATACAATCGATATATTGTTCGATTGTATAAATGTTTACAAAATCGGAATATAATATTTCAACAAAAAATAATAAACTAGAAAAATTATTTTTATTGAAATTTAATAAATAAATATTTTCTAAAATATTGATAACTTCTTTTAAATAATTTATAAAATCTTCTCTACTTTTTTTATTATAGATAAAAGAAAATACATATTTTATAATGTTTGAATTGATATTTAATAAATCAATTATTTTATTTTCTTTATTTTTTATAAATTCTTTTTTGATTTCAAAAATGGTTTTTTTATAAATAAAAAGAACAGCATCATTTATTTTTAAATTTAATAGATTATTTTGTTCATCTGTCATTTGTTTGATAAATTCAATATACATATAAATTGCATTTTGTGTATGATAAAAAGAAAGACAAGAATTATTTGTATTATATAATAAATAATTATAAATATGTAACAAAGATTCGATTCCCTTAATAATAATTAGTAATTTGTTATTGTGATTCGTAATATTATTATCTACAATATTATGTATAAATTCATTTATAATTTTTAAATGATGATTTAATATTTCAGTAATATTGTTATCTAAATTTAATAAATAATTTTCATTAGTATGTAACGAGTAATTATTATCTAATTTAGACATATATATTTATTATATTATATATTTAAAAATTAATATAAAGACAATAAAAATTATCTAATATAATGTCAACTGAAAACACGCAATTAGGAACAGCTTCAGCTAATTATCGATTACCTAGTGAACCTACAATGAAGCACGCGTGTAAATTGGCAGTTGTTGAAGATAAACCTATTATGTTGGATTATTGGACTTCTTCGTTAGATAAAAAGTCGTTAATTGGTGTGAGAGAGAGTGGTGAAAAGTTACTGGTAAAGAATGAAGAAGAATATACTTCACCAGTTGCAAAGTTTTACAAAAGTGGACAAGAATATATTGTTATTACTGAGAATTCAATTTATATTGTTTCTAGTGAAATTCCTACAAGAAAAATTTCTTAATATAATATAATATGACTTATGGTAACTTTTATTTCGGAAAAGATGGATTTTTATATAAGAAAAATCAAACTGTAGGTGCTCGATGGAATCCTTCCATCGGTTTAATATGTAATCAACCACAAAATGTTTGGAATAAATATGTTCCAGGTTCCGGTGTTGGAGGACACAGCGTTGCCACAAGAAGAGTTGCATTATTTCGCGCAACTAAACCCATTTATACTGCTCCTTTCGGGCAATGTATTACTACATTAGGATTGTTTTCTAAATATGCAAGTAGTTCTAATAATTATCCTCTTAATTGGTATATTCAATAATATTTAAAAACATTTGTATTAATTTATTATTATGAATAAATTAATATCAGTAACAACACTCAATATCGAAACGATTCATAAATTATTTCGTTCCACTTATCAAATGAAAAAATGTAGAGAAATGCCTCTAAAAAATAAAACATTAATTAATTACTTCTGCGAACCTTCAACCAGAACTTCTGCTTCTTTTCATCACGCAATGATTAAATTGGGAGGAAATGTGATTCCTATTTATGGGGAAACAAGTAGCAATAAAAAAGGCGAATCTATTGAAGACTCAATACGAACATTAAACTCTTATGGTGATATTATTGTATTGCGTCACCCAGATATAGAAGCCATTTATAAAGCATCAGATGTCTCTACTATCCCATTAATTAATGCCGGAAATGGAAATGGAGAACATCCAACACAAGCACTGTTAGACCTATTTACTATTTATGATGAATTATTAGAACGTTCTAATATCGATATATTTAATAAAAAATTTACAATTACATTTACAGGTGATTTACAAAATAGTAGAACAATTCATTCTCTTATAAAAATATTATGTATTCTTCAAAAAAACATTACCTTTATTTATTGTGGTGAAATAGGATTTGGAATTCCTATCGATTTATATAATTATGTACATAATAATTATCCACTTATAAGACAAATTACTTGGTATTCTGTTGAAGAAGCAATGAGCATTACAGATGTTTTCTATATGACTCGAATTCAAAAAGAAAGAATACAAGACATAGTTTCATATAAACTTTTTTCTTTGAATAAAAAAACGATTACATATTTAAATAAATACGCAATTATTATGCATCCATTACCAAGACAAGAAGAATTATCTACGGAAATCGATGATGATAATAGAGCTGTTTATTTCAAACAAGTAGAGAATGGAGTATATATGAGAATGGCTTTGCTATTGGAAATGTTACAATAACTTTAGAATCTTTAATAATTCTTCCCAAGAAAGTGAATTGTAATGTAAATATTTCGTATCACAATCATTTACTTCTGATATATGATTCATTATATATTCATATCCTTTCTTTTTAATTTTTTCTAAGCAGGATTTGTGAGCACCTAATATAGCAAATTCATAATTATCTGCAGATGGATAATAATTATTTATTTGTAATATTTTATTTGTAATAATTTCGTCAAACGTTTTTGAATTCATATTATATTTTTACATAATATGAATTTATATTAATTTAATTCAATTTTTTCTTTTTCTGATTGTTTTTTGTTTTTTTTTTCTGATCGTTTTTTGTTTTTTTTTTCTGATCGTTTTTTGTTTTCTTTTTCTGATCGTTTTTTGTTTTCTTATTCTTTTGCCACCCTCAGTAATATCAACACTACTAAGATAGTTTACCGCACATTCATTTATGTCATCGTCACTTATTTGTGCTCCAATATAATCATCAAATTGTTGATCAATAAATTTATTGTTTTCTTCATCGTCTATTTTTAATATTTCTAAGTTTAATTTATCTAATTGTAATAGTTCAATTATTTCTTTTTTTGTTTTGGTTTGTTCTTCAATATAATCATCCAATAGTTCATCTGGTTCTTGTTCTGAATTCATTATTTCTTTTTGTGTTTTGGTTTGTTCTTCAATATCATCCAATAGTTCATCTGGTTCTTGTTCTGAATTCATTATTTCTTTTTGTGTTTTGGTTTGTTCTTCAATATAATCATCCAATAGTTCATCTGGTTCTTGTTCTGAATTCATTATTTCTTCTTCTGAATTCGTTATTTCTGTTGATAATTTAATTAATTGACTAATTAATATACTAATTAATAATATTGGGTTTAACTGGATCATCTTAATTTCATCCTTTGATATATTTTTATTATTAGTAACAAATTTATATTTTTCTAATAATTCTGATAATTCTGTATTTGATCTAATAATATTCTCTATAGTTTTTGTTAACTCATCCGGTTCTTTATCTGTTTTATTTAATTTTAATGCATATAAAAATAAATTTTCAAATAAATTTTTGTCTTCATAAGTTCTGTGTGTATCTATCACGTATTTAGTTATATCACTAACTATTTGTGGTGTTGGATTATCTTTAATTTCTTTAAATAATACCTCATTTAATTCTATAAGTAAAGCATAAGTAGTTGGCGTATCTAATTGTTTTAATTTTTTTTGGAATATGTTATCTGGAACATTTATCTCATTGCGTGGTTTAAGATAAGTGAATATTGCTTCATATATTAATTTCTTTAAACACTTCAAATATTTTTTGTCTGGACTAAATTCTCTTTCTAATTTAAATAATAATATTTTAAATAGTATAAATATTTTACTATAAAAAATTTTATATTGTACATAATCTAGTAAATTAATTGAAAGTATATCATTTATATTGTCAGCTATTAATTTTTCATTATCAATTTTATCAATTTTATCACAAACACATGTTAAATAAGCTTTGAATTTTTTTTCAAAACCCATACAAATTGTTTTTGAGGCGTTAATTGTTTTTGAGGCTTTTTCAGAATTAAATGTTTTATTTAAACCTATGCTTACATCATTTAAAACATCATTTAATCTGTCTTTTCTTTCATTTAGTTCTTTTATTTTTTTATTGCTTTCTTTTTTTAAGTAGTCATCATACAATTTAAGAGTATTTTTTAATTTATAATAAGAATAAGAAATTCTCACACCAAAATAACATTTTAATGAATTTGAAGCAATATCATTTAATATTTTTTTTAATAATAATTTAAGTAACTTTTCCTGATATGCGGGTGGACACATCTTATATAACTTTGTTTTTGTTAAACGATATTTTATGTAGTTTTCTATTTCGTTCATATGATATCTTGCTTTCTTTAAAAGATCGTAATCATCGTCACTAAATTTATCACCTTTTAAATAATATTTGTCACCTTTTTTTTCATATGATTTAAATGGATTTAATCTTGATAAACTCCAACTCATATATATATATATATATATCACTAAAATAACTCATTTAATTTGTCAATTTGTTCTTGAGATAGAGAAGAAGGATTATTACAATAAATTAATTTCTTTTTCTTTTATTCGATTTCCTCTTTTTATTCGATTTCCTCTTTTTATTCGATTTCCTCCTTTTATTCGATTTCCTCCTTTTATTCGATTTCCTCCTTTTATTCGATTTCCTCCTTTTATTCGTTTTCCTTCCACCACTTGTGCTTGTTGAATCATCATTTACATCTGAATCAGTTACATCTGAAGATTTTATTTCTGCTGCTTGGTCGTGTAATATTCTTTGTTTATTAAATTCATCAAATGACTCCTCCATTAATTGACTTGCTTTTTCATCCTTATCATCATTATTAAACCCATTAAAAAATGTAGTAGCTTCTATATTATCACATATTTTTCTTATAAAAGTGTCAATATATATATTTAGTTTTTTTTCATCTAGGTCTTTTTTTATAATATCTTTTTCTTCTTCATTTAATGTAGATTTGTATCCATCATGTAAAAAATTATCATTTGATAATTCTTGAATAATTTTGTATCTTTTTTTTAAATCGTTTATTTTAATCGGATTATATGATTTTTCTTTAAAGATACGTTCACGATATTCGCTAGAAATCATTCTAATTTTTTTTTTAAGCTCAATATATAATGTATAATCGTGCTCGCCTAAATATAAATGCAAAAATATATTATTAATAATGTATTTTTTTACTATTGGATTAAAATTACTAGTCCGATTACTATTAGTTGAATCACTAGTTTCAAAATATTTTGGACAATCAGCTTCTAATTGACTATAGACATATATTATAACATTACGAATCATATTCGTAATTTCTTTATATTTAATTATATCTTCATCAGTAATATCATCACTCTTTAAAAAATAACTTTTTTTTATTTTATCATACCTAGTGTTACTATCCGGTGATTCAGTTCTAAACATACTATATTATATATCACTAAAATAACTCATTTAATTTTTCAATTTGTTCTTGAGATAGAGAAGAAGGAAATTGTATTTTAAAATTTATAATTAAATTGCCCTTGGCTTTTTCTCTACTTAATCCCATTCCTGGAATCACTTTTTTATAATCAGGAGGAATAATATTTCCGATTTGATTATTAATAGTATATACTTTATCATTTAAATATTTTAATTCGAAAGAAAACCCACACAAGGATTCTTTCAAAGAAATTTGTTTTTCTACATATAAATCCAATCCTCTTCTTTCAAAGATGGAATTATTATTTACTTTGATATGAATTTTAACATCTCCTTTACAATTATCATCGACCACATTTCCTTGATTTTGCAAGACAATTATTTCTCCATCATCAATTCCTTTTGGAATATCTATATAAATTGTTTGTTTTTCATGAACTTTTAAATTATTCTCTATAATCCATCGTTCAATGTCAATAGGTAGTTGAATTCCATTTAATACTTGGTTAATTTCGATTGTTAAATTATGTATAATAGTCGGAGGTTTTTGTTGAACAGGAATTCCATTTCTAAACATATGTATATTTGCTCCTTGATGTGGAGGATTAAAACTATGAAACCCACCCATACTTGAAAACCCACCCATCCCAGGCATACCCATATGTGCAACACGAATTCCTCCACCAAATAAACTAGATAATAAATCATTAATATCTCCCATATCATCCATACCAGGAGGAAATCCTTTGTGATTTTTCATAAAATCATATTCTTTTTTCTTTTCTGAGTCACCTAAAACTTCGAAAGCAGAACTTATTTTTTGAAAGATTTCTTGTCCTGATGGATTCTTATCGGGGTGATATTTTAAAGATAATGAACGATATGCTTTTTTTATTTCTTCTGGAGAAGCAGTTTCAGCAATTCCTAATGTTGCATAATGTGATTCTTCGTTATTTTGAGAAAACATAATTATATAATTAATGTAATTTTATATAAATATTAATTAAATTAATATTTATGTCTTTAAAAAATTTATTCATAGATAAATATAAACCCCGATATTTAGATGATTTTGTATTGACTGATGATTTTAAAACAACTTTAAAATTATTAATTAATGTAGATAAATTAAATATATTATTTATTGGAAATCCAGGTTCTGGAAAGACCTCTATTTTAAATGCGATTGTTAAAGAATATTATAAAGACATTTCTATACAAGAGTATTCTAATAACATTTTGGAAATTAATAATTTGAGAGAACAAGGAATTAATTATTACAGAAATGATGTAAAAATATTTTGTCAGACAAGGTCTTCTATTGTAAACAAGAAAAAAATATTATTATTAGATGATATCGATATTATTAATGAACAAAGCCAACAAATTTTTAGAAATTTTATAGATAAATATTCTCATAACGTTCATTTTATTTCTTCTTGTAATAATTTGTTAAAAGTAATCGAAAGTATTCAATCGCGTTTTTATTTAATTCGTATTCATACAATAAAATATTCTGATTTGGAAAAAATTATGGATAATATTTGTAAAAAAGAAAAAATAATTATTGAGAATGATGCAAAAGATTTTATTTTAAATATTTGTAACAATACATCTAAAATATTAATCAATTATATGGAAAAATTTAAATTATTAAATAAAATAATTACATTGGAAATAGCAAACAATATTTGTACAAATATAAGTTTTATTACATTTACAAAATATACAGAATGTATAAAAAATAAACAAATGAAAAATGCTATTAATATTTTATTATCTATATATGATAATGGATATTCTGTAATGGATATTTTGGATAATTATTATTTATTTATTAAACATACAAAAATATTAAATGATGATGAAAAATACCAAATCATATCAATCATATGTAAATATATTAATATTTTTCATAATATTCACGAAGATGAAATAGAGTTGTCGTTATTTACAAATAATATAATTGACATTATATTATGATATGATATGTGTGATAATTTTTTATATATAAATAATATTTTATAATAATATGTCCACCCAAATATTCAAAAAAAAAATACCAAATGAATTTTTATTTGAATTATTAGATAAAATATGCGTTAAAACTAAAGATTATTATCTTGTCAATCACATTTCTTTTAAAAAAGGTACGTATAATAATTATATAAAAAATTTTCTAGATTTATCTAGAGAATATTACCATATTTCAAAGAGAAAATATATTGATAAAATACTTACATATAATTCTTTCTTGACAATTGTGCGTCAAATTTGCAATTTTAATAAAATAATTTATAAAAATGAAATTAAATATGATCGATCATCGTATGATATAAATTATTATATATATTATACAACTATAAATAATACATAATTCGTTATTATTAATTAATAATATTAATAATATTTTTTAATGGAAGCTATATTATTAGAACCCGTTACATATTATAAAAATCAAAAAGGAAAAAATATTCGTTGTATAATTTGTGAATTATTAGGTAAATTATTAAATGTAAAACAAGATGATATTGACTTGATAAATGATATTATTAATAATATTCATAACTCGTCGTTAGTAATCGATGATATTGAAGATAATAGTTTATTAAGACGTAACGAAATGTGTTCTCATATTAAATATGGTATTCCATTAGCATTGAATGCTGGATATTATTGTGCATTTAAGATGTTAAATGTAATTACTAATAATTTTAGGCAACATATAGTAAATAAATCGATAGAATATATTTATTATGTTCACGAAGGACAAGGTATGGATATTTATTATACAAATAATAAAGTGATTCCAACAATCGAAGAATATACAAAAATGATTGTTTATAAAACTGGGTATGGATTTTTAATGTTATTAGAAGTGTTAATAGATAAAAGTAATAATGTTGTTATGATAAAAAATAAAGAAATCTTGGAAAAAATATTAACAACTTTCTCTATTTTTTATCAAATCAGAGATGATTATATTAATCTAACAGACCCAGAATATTGGAAAATAAAAGGATTCTGTCAAGATTTAGAAGAAGGAAAAATTAGTTATTTATTGGTGATTTTCTCTACTATTTGTGATATAAATATTGTTAGTGATATAAATATTATCGATATGATGAATGATAAAACAATTGATGGAAAAAAGAAAATAGTTTTGTTATTAAATGAATATAAGATTTTTGATATGGTTTACGAAAAATTAATAGAATTGAAAAACGATATTTTAAGAGAAATGAATTTGGATATGATATTCGAATTATTACCCATTAAAAAATTTAATATCAATGATATTATATCGTATGAATCTTAATTTACTTATATGAATAAATAATAATTTATGAATGTTAAATTATTATTTTTATTAATTACATTATATTTGCTAGGTTCTTTAGCAAAAATTTATGATGACTTAAATGATAATAATTTATTTGATTATTTTTATTTATCAAAAGAAAAAGAATATATTAATCATTTTTTGATTGGATTTCAATATATATTTTTAACTACAGTAACATTAAATTATCCTATTGTTTTTTTCTCTATAGCAGGCGTTGTTCTTCCACAAATAATAATGGATCGCAAAGCATTTGATGACCCATTTGAATTCAATGTTGTTGTTTTGTTTTTTTTATTAGCGTTATATTTGTTATTCTGTGATAATGTATTTGTTAAAATGTATAAATTTGTAGAATCTATTTTTAATCACGAACATATCTATTTTTTATTCTTTTATGTTATATTATGGTATTTAATGTATTTTTTTGATATCAGTCAATTTAAAAATATCGAATTTGGATATAAAAAACTATTAATAAGAATATTTTTATCTTCTGTTTTATTTTCAGCATTAGTTATTAATTATATTAATAAAATTGTACCCAATGAATGGTTATACTTTTTTATATATTTTATAGGTTATTTATCTACTTCTTGTATTTTTCAAGTTATTTTGTTATACAAGAAAAATAAATTTTCTGTTTGCTTTAAAAATACAAAAGTAGAGAAAAAAGAAAAGAAAAAAAAATCAAAAATCCAACAAATTAAAACTAACTAACTCTTCTTTCTTCTTTTTCTTCTCTAAATGTTCAACCACTGCTTTCAATGCAAGGATTTCTTTTTCGTAATTTCCAATAATTATTTTCTGATTACGAATCAATTCTTTCATTTCTCTATTCTCTTTGTAATAATTCATTTTATTATTATTCAAATGTTCTATCCAACTTTTATGATGTTGAGATTTTGTATGTGTAATAAACCCGTTCGAATTATTATATATCTTATCTTTTCTTGAACCACACATACATCGAATTCCATTCTTCATCTGAAAAGAAGAAGGTATAAAGTCAACATAACTTCCGTGTGAATCAATAGTTGCTGTATACAATTCAGGCTGGATAGCTAAATCCATCTATAAATATATATTAATAAAAAATTGATTTTAAACTTTTGTTATAAAATAACAATACATACAATACAATGAATACTTCAAAAATGAACAAGAAAGAATTATTGGAAAAATGTAAAGAAATGGGATTTACAAAATATACTTCAAAAAATAAATCACAACTAATTGAACTCATTCATTCAAAACAAACAATTACATCATCTGTAATTGAAGAAAATATTATTATTTCAACTGAACCACATTATCATAAATATACTTTTATTGAAGTATGCGCAGGTGGAGGTGGATTAAGCGCAGGATTAATTAACTCCGGATTTACACCTATTTTATTAAATGATAATGATAATGATTGTTGTAAAACATTAAAACATAATCATCCAACAGCAAATATTATATGTGGTTCTATGGATAAAATAGATTATTCTCAATACATTGATAAAGTTGATTTATTAACTGGTGGTGTTCCTTGTCAATCATTTTCACAAGCTGGGTTAAGAAAGGGATTAGATGATCCTAGAGGAGGATTAATGCTTAAATTTATTGAAATTATTAATTTAATAAAACCAAAAATATTTATGATTGAAAATGTAAAGGGATTATTAACACACGATAACGGTAAAACTATACAAAAAATAATAGAAGCACTAAATAATAATAATTTATATAATATTAATTATAAATGTTTAGATGCGTCTAATTATAATGTTCCACAAAAAAGAGAAAGAGTATTTATTGTTGGTGTATTAAAAAGTGTAAATCGTTCTTTCGAATTTCCTACAGAAAGTCCAACAAAAAAAGTATTAAAAGATGTATTATATGATGTTCCACATTCAAATGGAACAACATATAATGAAGAAAAACAAAAATTATTTAAAATGATACCACAAGGAGGGTGTTGGATCCATTTACCCGAAGAATTACAAAAAAAATATTTGGGAAATAGTTTTTATTCTGGTGGCGGAAAACGTGGAATATTATATCGTTTATCAATGGAAAAGCCATCGTTAACATTATTATGTACACCAACACAAAAACAAACAGAAAGATGTCATCCTCTAGAAGAACGACCTTTAACAATAAGAGAATATGCAAGAATTCAAACTTTTGATGATAATTATGAATTTATCGGAAGTTTAAATTCACAATATAAACAAATAGGTAATGCTGTTCCGGTTGAATTAGCAAAACATATGGGGTTTTCATTATTAAAATTATTATAATTATGTATATTTATCAATTGTATCTTTCACAAAATTAATAATTAATTCAGTAGAATCCCCTAATATATATCTAAGAAATTCAAATCCAACATGATGTTCTATTTCGACATCATTATGTATTATTTTTTTTATATAACCTTGTATTGTTTTAACTTCTGTATCGGCGTTTATATTTGCATAAATACAAATATAATCTGGATTACTTTTTTTAAAATAAGATAATTTATCAAGATTTGATTTTTTTGATGATGAATTATCAGTATTTGTTCTATTTTTTAATTCGATGATATATTTTTTATTATGATTTATTATATCCAATCCGGTTTCGTGTCCTATTTTTAAATTAACACAACCATCATAATTTCCTAATACTTCCTGCCAAATTTCACCAATTTTCATTTGACGTTGTTTCTCTTTTAATGCAATGAGTTTATTTGTTTTTTGTTTCTCTGTATCTAAAATATCATATGTTAATACATCCCTTTCACTTCGTAATAATATATTTTGAATTTTTTCATCTAATAATTCAAAATATGTAGTTAAACAAAAATCAGTCATTATCAAACGTTAATATAATTTAATTATAAAAAATTAATTCAATTTTATGGCCCAGGAACATTTTCTGGATATTTTTCACCACGAACATAATATCCCAAATATGTCGGCTTCATTCCCCAAACAGGAGCTCCTGATGGTACTTGCCAAAAGCTTATCCATTTCTCTCTGAAAAAATCACTCAAATGATTTCTATTTTTATTTCTCATTTTCTCTACTACATTTATATTTCCATATGGAACATTTGCTAATAAAATATATTTAGATAAAATCATATTTCCTTCCAACACTTGTTGAGGTGACATTCGAAGAAACCAATTATAATGATGTCGCGACATTAATTCTTTTTCTGGTATATAAATTCCATATGTTTTTTTATTAATTTTAATATAATCTTCTGATAATAAATTATCAATTAATATTTGTTGGTTATCTATTGTTTTTGTTCCTATCAACGATCCGTCTATTAATCTAATTTTATTCTCTTTTCTTTTCTTATCACACCATATATCAAACTCTCCTAAAAATTTTATTTCGTCTGTATAATCTTGTGAAATGGTTATCTGCATAAACTCTATCAATTCACCAATAACTGGATTTTCTTTATTTGTTCCCATAAATTCAATACTTGGATAAAAATCCAAATATGTAGAAGTAACATTTCTGTTTACAAATTCACACAAAAAAGGTGTATCCGTTTCTGTTCCTTGAAAATATAGAGAAATTAAATCACGATTACAGACAAAAGAAATAGGAACTCTCATTCCACCATACATGTATAATAATTTTGTTAAACCTAAATCTATAATATATTGTTTCATAGGATAAGACATTTTATCCATATTAATTTTCCAATTTGGTAGCAATTTGGAAAACGAATAATCATCTATTATACAAATATGAAATGAATTATCACATTTATCTATAATCGACTTTACAGTTAAATATAGATAAGGTTGATTCAAATTTTCAGAAGAACGAGACCCAAATGATAACCAATTTCTTGAATTATATGCATGAGGCACAAATATCCATAGAATCGGTTTGGACGATTTATTTAATCTAAAATCTTCTGAAGAAGATAATAAATATTTTTGAATCATATTATTATCTTCATCCAGATTTTCTCTATCCATCTTTTTTTGATACCTTTGACATAAATATAATATGACTAATCCAATCAATATAATATATATATAATTCATAACATTTTTGTTATTGTTCTTTGTCATTATAATAAATATATTTATTATAATAAAAATATTATTTGCAACATATTTTAATTTAGTAATTGTATACTTTTCCAAAATATACCACTTTTCTCTTTCGCCATTTCTGTTTGTTTTGCTAAATTATATGCTGTTTGGATAGCAATTTCATCTTTTTTCGTTTGTTTATTTATTAGATATTCACTATTATCGTGGGGTAAGATATCTTGTGTATTTCTGAAAGAAATATATTCATTTACATTATTAAATTTTTGTTTTAATTCATAATCTTCATTTGTAATAGGAATAATCGTTTCTGTATGCGCTTTTTGTAAATCTTGATAACATAAAGTAGAGAATAAATTCGAATCATAATTATTTGGAGCATCTGTCGACAAATCAGAAGCAGATATTGTATTTGTATTCCATATCTCTTCGATTTCTTGTTTATTAATCAAAGATAATTCTCGTAAATGTTTCTTTTTCTCATCAATATATCGATTCATTGTTTTCAAATCTTTTACTTCAACGTTTTCATCATTTTCTCTACTTCTTAACCAATCATCATATCCTTTTTTTTCGGTTTCGCTATATATTTTTGCATTATTAAATTGCTCATTAAACCATTCATTAAATGAATTTTTATTTTCTTTTAATGTTTTATTTTCTTTGAACCAGTTATCTAATATTTCTCCTTTATTCGTATATTCAAATGGAACATAATCCGTCGTTTTAGTATTTCCTTTTTGTTTAAATTCCCATATTCCATATAGAATCTTGTATGCTTGTGAATAAAAATGAAAAAATTTCGGATCTAATCCCGATTTATCTGGATGGGTTTTTAACATTTTACTTTTTGCTTTTTTTAAATCTTCTGCATTCACGTTCTTTGAAATATTAAATAATTTTAATAAATCATCCAAATCATAATTATTTATATCCAAGTCTAATTCTCGAGACATATATAATAATAACTAATAATTTTATTTATAATAACTAATAATTTGGAAACATTACAAATCTAATATCATCTTCGGTTAATATAATATATTATATTATATATATTATTGTTTAATTCCAGCAGGTTTATTTGGTTGAGTTAAATTAGAGTTTTGGCTAAAATTAGTCTGGTTTAATGTTAGTATATTATTAAATGTCCATCCCATTGGTGCTGTTATTTCACCAAAAAGTTGTCCATTATTAAATAAACATTTTCCAACACTTGTGTTGTTAACACCTTGAAATTGAGAAGCGACAGTGGTCACAAGATTAGTATTCCAATTTGAACCTGATTTTGTTATATTTTGATTAAAAGGAATACAATATCGAAACATATTTGCCATCGTAAGTACGTTGCTGGTGTTCCAAGTTAAAGGGTGTGCTCCAGCACCCGATGAAGTTTGTCCATTATTAAAAATTGTTGCGTTTGCAATTGAAGCTGAACTACCTGAAAACATAGACGACATATCTGTTACTAAACCTGTATTCCATCCACTAAGATTTTGATTAAATGCTAGTGCACCTAAAAACATAGACGACATATTTGTAACCTTACTTGTATTCCAACTTAAAGGTGCGGTTCCACTAGGTCCACCATTATTAAATGCTGCCGCACCATTAAACATGTTTGATAATGAACAAACACCATTTGGAGCAATACCACTTAATCCAGATGTATCCACCAAATTTGGTAATGATTGATTAAATACTCTTGCAGATTGAAACATACTTGCAAATGATGTACAGTTGGGTGATGCTGTCCAGTTAAATGGCTGTCCACCATTATTAAATGCTTGTGCGTTTTGAAAAATAGAAGCCATATTTGTAACACTAGTTGTATTCCAATTACCAATATTTTGATTAAATAATGTTGCGTTTTGAAACATAAAAGCCATGGTTGTAACACTACCAGTAATCCAAGTTAAAGGTGCGGTTCCACTAGGTTCACCATTATTAAATTTTCCCGCACTAGAAAACATACTTTGTAACGAACAATTTGCACCTGTTCCAGAACCTAATAAATTATTTACATTTTGATTAAATGCTTGAGCGTTTTGAAACATACCTGCAAATGATGAACAGCCGGATCCCGACAAGATTAATGCTGAACCTACATTAACCATAGCTCCATTATTAAATGCTGTTGCACCAGAAAACATATTTTGCATCGTTGTTACACTATTTGTATTTGTAAAATTAATTGTCTGATTAAATGCTTGAGCGTTTAGAAACATACTTGCAAATGATGAACAGTTGGTCATATTAAATGTTAATGGATTTGATCCAGTAACCGTTCCAGGAACCATTACAAATTGTCCATTATTAAATTTTAATGCATTAAAAAACATAGAAGACATTGTTGTACAGTTGCTTGTATTCCAAGAAGTAAGAAGTGGATCAAGAAGTTGCTGATTAAAATTTGATGCACCAGAAAACATACTTGCAAATGATGTACAGTTGATCGTATTAAATGTTAATGGATTTAATCCACCGCCATTATTAAATACAGATGCACCAGAAAACATACTTTGCATTGTTAAACAGCTGGATGTATTCCAATAATTATTTACTTGACTAATAAGTTGTTGATTAAATACAGGAGCAGATAGAAACATACTTGCAAATGATGTACATTTGCTTGTATCAAATATTAATGGTCTTGTTCCACCACCATTATTAAAAACATTTGTACTAGCAAACATAGAAGACATCGTTGTACAGTTGCTTGTATCCCAATTAACAAGTTGTTGATTAAATGCTCGAGCACCATTAAACATTAAATTCATAGTTATACAGTTGGATGTATTCCAACTTAATGGT